CCCTTCACGGGCCTGCGTTACCCCACGGCAGAGGAACTGGCTGTCATGGACGCAAGGGCTTAATCGTGGGCGCAGCAAGGGAAAAGCACAAGTACGTCCCGCACATAGGTAAGAATCATGTGCGGCCTGTGCAGCCTACAGTAATAGGCAACGGGCCTAGCATACGTGTGCTTGGGCCAAAGAGCTTGCGTAAGCAGGCATTGAAACTTAAAAGGAGCTATCCATGAAACCACTTGATACCCAATCTATCCCGCTTGATATGCGTGTGCTTGCAGCTAATGCGGGCCTTGAGTACGTAAACTGCACTATTGCGGTGCAGTTAGCGGAAGAGGTGCATTGGCAGCATAACAACGCCACCACGCATGATGCGCTGATGCTGGCGTATGGAGCGCAACGTGTGGCGCAAAACGAACTTGAACAGGCCTGCAAGGCTGTTAGCGCGTACATCGCAATAGCCGGCGTTAGCGCATAAGACGAACTTTTTGTAGGCCTTCACGGGCCTACCAAAGGCAGACTTTGCCCTACTTCAAAGGAAAATCATGCGCACCCACTACGAAACCCAAAGGCGCAGACGCGCCGGTACTTCAAACATCATGAACTACGCGCTGTTCAGCCTCGCCATCGCCTGCCTCATTGGCATGGGCGTGCTGACGATGATGGCGTGTGCTTACGCTGACGGTGATAGCGGGCTGCACCCTGCTATTGTCTCTGTTTGCGTGGCTGTGCTCGCTATTCTCGGGTTTAAGGCCTGCTCTTTGGTGTGTGAGGGCTGATATTGTTGGGTTTGAGGGTTTGTGATGGGTATGGGTTGGGGGTTAACGGGACTGCTATGCGTGCATTTTGTTACAAATATTTTGTTAAAATAGCCCCATTTTTTTTTAACAATTCGCTGTTTTTAAAAATGTTATTTAAGGAGCGTTATGGACGATTGTTTTTGCACTGAGTGCGGTGAATATTGCACGACAAAAGGCCCTTTCGGTGAGTTGCTGCACCGTGAGTGTTGGGAAGAGCAAGACCGCGCTATTGAACAGGTAGAGCGCAGGGACGCTAAGAAGCACGGCTACGACCAGCCACGCTGAGACTGCTTTGTTAGGCCCTGCCAAGGCCTACCAAAGGCGTTTTTGCCCCACTTCAAAGGAACAATATGAACACGGCAAAAGTTGAGAGCATCAAGTCTGGTGAATTTGTCAAGCGCAAGCCTGATGCAAGCAAAGTGTACAAGCGTGGCGCTTACGATGCGTCTACTAAGAGATACGCTCTGCAGGATTGCGATGACATCTCACGTGAGGTGTTTGTGAAGCGTGGCACTGAATTGTGCATCGGCTTCGAGTATTGATATGACAACACTATCATCGCAATACGCCGTGCTGTTCTTTAGGGAGGTTATCGAAGATGACATTGAGGACGTTCATGATGCGGCTGGCATCGGCGGCATCGTTATCACAAGCCTGGCAAGCATCAAGCAGGGCGAGGCTAGCAGGCTGCTAAATCAGCTTGTTACAACTGAAGGGCATAAGCGCATGGCTGTGGTTGCATTCGCCCGCTCTGGCGACCATGATCGGCTGTACAAGCTTTACGCCCGATTCGGGTTCGTAGAGGGCTGTGTGCCGTCTTTGCGGGTGCGTACAGCAAATTAATCAAAGACTGCTTTGGTAGGCCTTGGCAGGGCCTAGCAAAGGCGTTTTTGCCCTACTTCAAAGGAGATAGCTATGGCTTCAGTTCAACGTCAGGCCGACAGGGTTAACGTTTCTTATCCTGTGCGTGAGCAGTTCGTGGAAATCACTGCTGCGGAATATCGCCTTATCAAGGTCACCGAGAACAACAAAGTCGCTGCGATAAAGTTCATCTGTGCCCAGTACAAGCTTGGCCTGTACGAGGCAAAGCAGGTTGTGGACACCATCCACGCGCACCGCGACGTTAGCAGCTAAAACATCTTCGGCTAGGCCTTTATGAGAGGCTCTACCAAAGGCGTTTTTGCCCTACTTCAAAGGAGATTGACATGAGCCAATACTCAAGCGGGCCTTTCAGCAAGGTCGGATTTTTCCACACCGTGCATCGCGGGTTGCGAACATTCACATACCGCAAGCACCGGGAAGTGCCAAGGGGTTCGCTTATCAGCACACTCTATGGGAGCACGTATGCTGGCGGGCCTACTTTCAATGAGGTGTACGTTGACACTGCCTGTTTGCCTTCAAGTAGTCAAGTAGTCACGACTGCTTGAAGGTACTGAATGGCGCTCAAGCTTATTCTTGCGCGTTATTGCGCCGTGTCTAACGTGTCATGCAAGGTCTACTTGCACGCTGCACTTAAAGATTACACCGTCCGATATTGCGAAAACGGTGTGCACAAGCCTAAATTCGACCTGTTGACAAAAAACATGGTCGAAGCATTTGCATTAGCTGGTCGGCTAGTGCCTTTCCTACCACTTCAAGGGCCTTCAAATGATAGTCAAGCTTAAAGAGTTTCCCGAACTACTGCGCGTTGTACGTGCAGCTGACCCTTCTTATCGCAAGCATCAGGCGATAGTAAATGCTGTCGAGAAACTGTCACTTGGTGGCTCGCATTGGAGCGGTGGCAGCAGAAGCACATACACTGCTGTCAACTTGGTAACAATGCAGTCCAAGGGTGCGCCGCAATATGACCCGCCTCAATTTGGTGGGCCTAAAACAGACCCGATAGTGTCTATCCCTGAAGGTGCCGCTATCGTAGCCACGGGCGTCTTCTGTGGGAAGACAGCTACGGCTACTGTATACCTGAATCCTGCGAACATGGCGCAGTTGCTTCCTGCGCCATGACTGACCCTATCATTCGGGATTACTGGATTCACAGACGCGCCGCTAAACGTTGGGCAAGAGTAGCGCTTGCCAATGCTAAAGATGGCCTGCCGTGGCATGAGGCGGCTAAACGTGCTCATGAACACCTGAAATTCGCCCTGATGATCATTTAGAGGCAAGCATATTAGGACTTACTCAAGTTCTAATGTCATTTCCTTTTGTCAGTTCCTCGTTGGCTCGCTCTGCCATGATTCCATCATATACATCGTCAAGCAATAAGTCTTTATTGTCCAACTCAAGGTTTAAAAGGTCGATCCTTTCAAGTAACAGTTCTATGTACTCTTCGCGGAGCTTTGAAGCTCCTAATAGAAAGTTGACATAACCTTGCACATCTGAATTACTTCGAGCCACTCTATCTATCTTTCTAACGTTAGAAGGACTCTTCATTACCTTGTGTAAGGTGGCTGGTTTGCAACTGGTTATTTCTTCGTTGCGTGTAGTGTCATCGTTGGTCATAAGAGGCTCCAAAAACAAAACCCTTGGCTCATTCCAGCTTGCAACAGGAAATCCCCAAGGGTCAGTAATTGAAGCTTTCATTTCTTAGGTCTTGCAAGGGCCGAAATGAAAGCTTCAAGCTGCGATCCTAGCACAAAACCAGCAAGCTTTAATCCTAATTTCAATATCAGAGTCAATAACATTGAGTCTTGCACAGGCTCAATGTCATTCCCTTTGTCATTCTTGACTTTTGCTATTTAAATCATAGCAAAATTCTTGTAATTTACACTCCGGCCTGTAATTTACACAGTGTATGAATGAAATTGTTCAGAATAACAGCTGCTATCTAAGACTGGTGTGCAAGGTTGATAAATCGCCGCGTAAGGTCAACTGACTTGACTTAGTGTTTATTTCAAAATTACAAAATAGATTACATTTTTGCTTACGTATTAAACCCGTTTCTGTCAAGTTTGCACGATTCAATTGTAGAATTGGTATTAAACTACTTAGCTCTGTTATATTGCCATGTTATCGGAAATTTTGCGGCACTTGCACAGGCTTTAGCAAGCTTTAAAAGACCTTCAACTGATACAAGCTTTTCATAAAACCTTGTTTATTACAATAACAGTATAAATACAAATGTAAATTACAAAACTATGTATTTAATTAGGGTGCGGTGTTGAAAAACCTCTTTATAGAGTTTTGAAATCACACCGTGTACACCATGTGATTTCAAAACACGGTTTGCGCGAGGGAGACCCCCCTATTTATTGATTACAATACTTTTGTAATTTACACGAAAAATCGTGTTATAAAGAAATTTACTCGAAAACATGAACTGCTTAGTGCTGAAAAGGACGTACCAATGTCGAAACAACTTGACGTAACCGGTCGAACACTAGGGACACTGCTAATAGGTGAGCGAATACCTAGCGACCAACCCCGATACCACTACACATGCTTGCACTGCAAGCACAAAGGCGAGCGCAACTACAGGTACTTAAGTAATGGTTGTCCAAAGTGCCATTGCCCCCCAAACGCGCAGGCGACCGTAACTACGATGCTTGCTGTAACCAGCACTAGGGCACTTGAGATGCCTGCTGCTCAACTGCACAAGGCCTTGCAGGACAATCCTGATACCGCCTTCTATCTCGCGGGTCGCAGGGTGAGTGTGAAGATGCAAGCGTCTGCTGCTGTAGTCTCATACTTGGACCTTGACGGCCTGATAGTTAACTCAGTGCACGAACAGGACACTGCACCAAAACTTTATGTTGTAAAGGAGAACGGGAATGGCTAGGCCTAAGTTAAACCTTGAAGGTATTCGCCTTGGAAGCCTAATATTCGGTGAGCGTGTAGAGGCACCCCAACCAAAGTTCAAGTTCACATGTGCAGATTGCGGCAACAAGGGTGAGATGGAGGCAAGGCATATAGCAAAGGGTTGCAGACGGTGCAGCGGCAAGAGTGCATCGCAGGTCTTAAAGACCCCCGTCGAAGACTCAGAAGTACTTGTAGTACTTGAGATGCTAATAATGCGGGCTACAACAAACACGCTAGCGGCAGCTTTTTGGAGGCATAAAAACCCTACCTTTTACTATGAGGACCAAAGAGTTGAGGTAGAGATACGTGATGGCAATGTCTGCATGAGCAAGCCGGGGATGTACGGGCTTGGTGCGTGGCATGTATTCCCACTGTGGCAGCAGGATACTCAAGAGTTTGACATGCTAGGACCGAATCCTAGCAAAACGCTTGAAATACACCCTGAAGGGAAGATTGCAGTACCTCGGTCTACAGCAAGGATACAAAAGCTTGAGCAGGTAGTGTCTGAAGACTACGATGAAGAGCCTCACGAAGAATACATACCGAAAGGCGCTCTTAAGCTTGCAGACAAGGATGATGCTCAGTACTTGTTTACTATAGACGGTGGTCCTGTGCGTCAACGTATGTGGATGGAGTCGAAGCCTGAAGGGTCAACTTTCGTGACTTATGAGGATGAGGGGTGTCTTTGGGCTAAAGCTGTGCAACCAGCAGTTATTAATGATTTTGCTGACATAGAAGCCATGCCTGACCTTACGGCCGAGCAATTAGCTGCTATAAATAGAGCAAATATGGTAGAAAAGTATGGTGAGGACGAAGTGGCAGATTATGAGAGCCGCACCGAAGAGAGGGCACTAGCTAAAGCCGCTAGTGATAAGCGAATGGCAGCTAGGAAGGCTAAAGAGGAAGAAGAGATAGCAGCCGCTGAGTTAATTCCAATGAGGCCCTTAGTTCACTTTGCTACAGACGCTCCGTTGGAGTGACTACAAATTTCTACCAATAACCTAAAAGGAGTAACTATGTTATACGACATAGAGTGGACAGATGTGTATGCAAGCGAAGCTAACTACACATGGGTAGATCGCCATCAAGTCGATGGCTGCAACATGGGCCATGCAATCACGCTGGCTAAGCAGTACCGCTATCACTCGCCAGTGCCACGGCATAACAAGCAGGATTACGGTGACACCGTAAGAATTGACATTGTTGGCAGCTGTGTCTGTGCTTTCATAACGCTTGCCAAGCTACAGCCAGAGCCTGTGTACAGCCCTGAGGAACACGCCAAGGCAGAGTTCGTGTGCCTTGATGTGCCACGCACCAAAGAAGTAAGCAGTACAGACTACCTCAAGCCTACGCTCTTCACCAAAGATGAAGAGGAAGCGGGCCTTGACAAGAGGGATTGGTGTGGAGCTTGCGCTTCATGGTACTGCTCGTGCATTGACAGGTATGCTTAAAGCTGACTACCTAAAGAACCCTGACGGTAATCACGTTGAGTATTACCGTCAGTTCGCTACACCGCAGGTTATGACTGCGGTACGCAAGCACTTTGGGCAAGCCCTACAGGATCAGGACTTCCCATTCAACAATACAGACATACACATGTGGGCACAACTTGCCTACATCGTCCCTGCCACGCTATTCAGGCTTGTAGGGGACTTTCCTACGCTTGACGGAAAGATACGCACGCTAAAGGTAGCGGCGCTGTTAATTAAGCGTGAAGGCGTAAGAGCCTCCGAACGATTCTGATAACCGGGCAATGCCCACAACCTAAAAGGAAAACATGTCAAAAACATGCACAATCAATATCTGGAATGAGCAGGATTGGGAGCTTGATGGCCCAATGCTTGAAAAGTGTATGCAAGTAGCGGCACGGCACGCACAAGGTGCTAAGGAAATTAGCGTCTATCCGCAGCTGCGCTCACCACCTGACGCACCGGCCCACAAGCGCCCCGGCTGGCTTGAATGGCTTGTAGTCGTGATCAGCCCAAGTGGAGGCAGGCTCACTATCGGCGTCATTCAGCGCAGCATCGACGCTGAGTTTGAAACTCACACTTAAGGAGGCAGCATGAAAAAAGAGTTTGTGTTCATACCTACAGCTTACAATGCAGTTGCAGCATTGGGTTGTGGCTATGCAGCATTCGAGAACAGCAATGAGACAGCTGTAATGTCTGTGTGGCTTGTTGCAGCTGTCGTGTTTGCTATTACAGCCTACTTTGCTTTTAGGACTTCCTACACTACTTACAAGCTCTTCAAGATGCGTGAGAAGTGCATTGACAAAGTGTACAGAGAGTTTGAAGAGTACGACAGGCTTCATGGGATGCTATCAGCAAGTGATAAAGGTGCAGGTAACAAGGAGGACAAATGAAAGACTGCCAAGATACTTGTCCCGCAGATGCACAGGACAAGTGTAACCAAGGGCGTGACTGCACTTACAGACGAGGCTTGATGAGTCCTCTCAAGCACACGATTCGACCACTTGCAATTCTTGCAACGGTGGCTATCAATGCCTACTTCGCCTTCAGAGGGCCACAGCTTGCACTTGTCAGTTACACAGCAATGGTTGTTATGATCGTGCTGTTTCTGCTATGCTGCTACATGGAGTACTGTATATACAAGGATCAGAAGTTCATAGCCCAAGCAAACCTGACTGTTGTGGAGGCGCAGAGAGTGCTTGCAGAGACTCTCGAACGCACAGAGTTAGAAAGGCTTGTAAGGGAGGTTACACGAAACAATTAACCCTATGGTGCAGACGCTTAGCGTTTGATGACGCCTGCTCTTTTTCGACTAACAGTAAGATAGACACAACCTCAAAGGTTATATGGCTCAAATCAAAATCCCGGTCGAATTGGCCGAACGGTTCTACAAGGCACGCAGCATTACCAGCAGCTACGAGCGCAAAGCTGTCAAGAAGCGCTTGATGGCAGAGGTTCATCGCATGTTCCCCACCATCGGTAGCAGGACCAAGTTGCGCATTGCGGTGGAGGCACCAGACAACCCGCTGTACTGCGTGGTTCGGAACAAGCACAGCGGGGTGCCATTTAACGATGGTCAACCTGAGCCTGTCCTTGAATTGCCAGTGATGGTATCGACGGCAGTGGACTTGCCGAAGGAGACTGAAGAGGCTCCAGATGCTCCAGAGGCTCCAGATGCTCCAGAGGATGCAGACAACGAAGACGCTCCAGAGGATGCAGACGACGAGTATGCAGACGATGAAGATGCGGAAGAAGCTGCAACTGACGACCTGCTTACCGAAGAGACTCCTGAAGTCGAAGCGGCTCCAACTTTCAAGGCCAAACCTCCTGCCAAAGTCAAAGCCAAGGCCAAGGATGCCCTCGCCAAGGCCGCCAAACCGATCAAAGGTACTGTGAAGCCTCCCAAGGCTCCGAAGGCCGCTGCTACCTATCCGAAGGACGTTCGGATTTCGCGGGGCGGCAAGCGTGTCAGGCTTGGGACGGCGCGCACCAAGGCTGAAGAAGATCGGATGATCGCGCAAGCCAAAGGCTAAGCGATTGTGGCCGCTAGGCCACTACATGACGCCTGCCACTTGCACAACAGGTGGCAGGCACCACGTAACAACACACTTAAAAGGAGTTATCATGTCATTCAAACCAGAGATGCGGGTTAAAGACGAAGCCGACTTCGTAGGCAACCAGCTTGTCTTCGCTACTGAAAAGCAATCGGACGATTACGCATGGGACTTGTTCATGCGTTGGACACAATGCACCGAGTGCCGCTCTGTGCCATCGGATGAGCCTGTTAACGCAGAGTTCGTTGATGGGCAGCTTTATCACCTGCCACCAAAGGAGTCAGGCAATGACTAACGTAGTTCACCTCTTCGGTGTGCCTGCGCCAGAGCCTGTTGCAGATAGTGTAGAGATGGTTTTTGTGGGTGAGCTTCTGCAAGACAGTAAGAGCGACCTGTCGCTACTCAAGCCTGACGACCTTGTTACGGCGACGGTGTGCTTTTACTATGACGATATTGGTGATAGGTACGACTACACTGAAAGTGTCCTCAGGTTCAAGCACATGCCAGAGTGGCTTGACGAAAAGCTTGACATGATACGGAAGTATCACGGAGTAGGCGGTTGCATGGCAGGAGAAGGCATGGCTGCTGTGGCCTTGTACAACGGAAAAGTATGGCACAGCGTTGACGCTGAACACCGCTATCAAGATCACTACCAACTGTTCGCATACCCATTTCGGGAGTGGACACCAACAACTCCAAAGGAGGCCTAACAATGGCTAACAAACTGTACGTATTCATTGAGGACGAGGGAGACAGGCAGTTCATAGCTGTTACCAGCGTCAAGCCGGAAGTTGACAACTACGATGAGGTAGACAGCTACTGCTTCCGTGTGCCGGTGCAAAAGGGCCATTCGCCGGAGGGTATTCGGAACATCGTGCTTAACACGCTGACCAGCGGCGGCGCTTCAGTCATCCACATTGTTTAGGGGTCAACATGACTAAAGAGCAAGCACTTGAAATCATGCGCTTGGCTAATCTCTTTGCAAGACGCCGGGTAAGAGCTTATGCTGTCATAGAGGGTCATGGACCTAATGAGACAGTAGAAGGCACTAAGCTAGGTGTAGAGAAGGCAAAGGCAGCGCTGTTGGACTACCTTGACAGCCTTGTACCACAAACTTTAAAGGAGCCTAATGATGGCTAAAGCAGAACGCGATACCACACCCTACAGGTTCTATCAACTTCGCATGAACAGCGATCAGTCTGCAGATGTGCTAGGGTTCAGAACATACCCTGATAATTCTGTCCTCGCAGGGCAGACAATGAAATGCTTCATCGACAGATTTGACACTGTTGAAGAGGCACAGGCTATCTATCCAGAGGCTACCAGCTTTTACAGCAAGTACACCAGCGCTGTTAACACGTTCAATCATCTGCCTGATGACGGCCCTGATGACTACCCTAACAGCTGGTAGCACCATGAAAACCTCAAAGATTGTGCAGTTTATTGAGAGCAATAAGCGAAATGAGTGGATAGCCAGTGCAAGCCTCAATATTTACGTAAGGAGGTCTGTACGGCTTATCAACAAGCGTCGTGTTATCTGCCTTGACATAGCAAGTGTGGCGGTTAAAGAGCCGAAGCGTAGGAGCGGTGTGCTTACAGCATGGCTTGCAGAGGCACAGGTTGCAGCACTTGCAGCTGGAATCGAAGCTATCTACATCGAGAATTGTCTTAGCGAAGACTCTGTAGGTTTCTGCGAAAAGCATGAGTTCAAAGTTGTGCCAACGATTGACACAAGCCTTACGCCTTGCTACTACAAGCTTTTAACAGAGGTTACACCATGAAACTCCCATACTGGATTAGCCGCCTGATACACAAGTTTGACCACGTTTGCCGTGAGTGTGGCGGAGTAAAGGTAGTGCTGTGGAAGCAGCGCTGTGCCTTTTGTGACAAAGGTGAAGGTAAGGTTGCATGAAAACCGCCACCATCACTTGGGGCCATGTCTACGGCACAACTAACAGTAGCTGGATTAACGCCGACTATCACGGCAGGCACGTGTGTTCCACTACCTGCCACCAGAGTGAGCTATCAGATCGCACCGAAGCTCTCAAAGAAAACCTGCGCAATCAGGGCTTCACCCACTACAAGACGGCTGCAGCAGGCAAGCCGATTACACTTTAAAGGAGAACAGATATGGCTGATATGAAAAAACTAGAGCAGCACTTGGAGTATGACGACAACGGCAAGCCTATTCCAGTTACCCACAAACCCGACTTTTAAGGAGTTGACATGAAAAAACGGTTAAGCAACATAGAGTTTCTAACTCAGATAATGGAATATTCAGATCATGGAGCCTTAATGCAGGCAATGGTCATGGAGGGGGTAGCCAAGTATGCAGAAATTGTAGCTGTATCAAAGCCAGAAGACTACCCCTCTACGTCCATGATCAACCCTGAAGCTTGGATCAGCTGTGCAAAAGAGTTGAAGGAAAAGCTTGGTGAACACTACGGCATCGGTGTGTTCAAGCCAGTTACTGAGGACAAGCCTAAGTGGACTGAGCCAGAACACAGTTATCCGCAAGATTGGACGCCGCAGCGCTTCGCTGACTTCAAGCGAAACCTTGCCTTTGCCGTAACGGATCGGCAGGAGAGCTTCGTCATTGAAGGCAACCTTTACTTGGTTAAATACGCCAAGTATCTTGTTGAGTTTCTTGAAACACTGCCACAATTCAAGGTGAAATGACATGACAAAAGCAACACCGGAAGCAAAGCTGCTCGCCTGCCTGATAATTGATACTGCGAGGGTGCGCGAAGCGTCGTGGATTCCCGGCAGGGTGAATGAGAGTGGCGCAATTGTTGTTGGAGGCTACTACGCTATGGAAATCCAGCAAGCCGCAGAGCAGGTGTGTGCGCTGCACGACCAACCAAGCCTAGCCATGATCGTGTACCTTGGGCTGCGCTGGTCATGGAATGAGGTGTTTGAATGGGCACAAGATGTGTGTCCAACTGCTAACGGAGGACTGTCATGACAATCATCGTCAGCCAGCGCACCACCCACTTAATCAGCTGCAATGGCGTTGTAGTTGTCATCGACCACGAGCCTGTCGGTGGAGATTCTGTACTTTTTGAGCGAGTAGGAGATACAGTGGTTGTCGCTTATCTTGCGCAAGATTCGGACACCACTACAGAAGAGCTTATCGGTGATTGCATGGGCAATATATACAGCTTTCACAAACACGCCGCAAAGGAAGATCACAAAGCCGGATTGGCAGCTATAGGACGCGACGAAGAAGGCATCAGGCGCGATGATATTGTGCCTGACATTGATGCTGTACAGCTTGACTGCTATCAGCACGGCAACGTTATGTGGTCTATTAGCGGCACTGGTATGCAGGATCGTTTCGACACAGCACGCGGCGCTGGTGTGTGGATGCCTGATAAATGCCTGCGTGAACAGATTGACAGCGATGTTGCCAAGTCGCAGCTAGGCCATGTAGTTCCAGAGCCTATAGCTTACCGGCGTGAGCGAGCAGAGCACTACTGCAAGCAGTTTCTTGCCATCTACAATGCGTCGGCTAATGGTGAAGTGTACAGGTGTATTGTACAGGTATATCACCTATCTGAGTCGCTTGGTGGTCCTCCGCTGTGGCTTGAAGACTATGACGAAGGCCAAGAAGCGTGGGGTTTTGCTGGTATGGAAGAAGCTATGCAGGCTCTCAAAGAAGAATACTTTCAACCTGTTGTTTCGGCGTTTCGTAGTGAGGAGCCAGCATGAGAACAGAAACTCATATTGACAACGGCAAGTACACGATAGTTCATGACAATGGCGCAGACTTGCAGATTCTGCGCAACGGAGAGCAATGGATGGGCGCATCATTCCAACTACTGCCTGTAAAAATGCTTGTAGCAGTCGCTGCCGAGATTGACAAACTGCGTGCAGACAAGGCCAAACTTCATGAGGCGCTTGGTAAAGAACTTGCCTCTACTATTAGCCTGTGGCAGAATGTTCAAGACCTCAAGACGGAGCTTGAGGTCTACAAGTCTCTCTCAATTACCACTACCACAAAGGACACACGATGGAAATAGCGCAGCTTACCCGAGTCCGCAAGCTTTTCAATTGCCCTGACGTACCTGACGCAGTAAACAGGCATAACAGGCGAGAGTGGGTGAAGTCAGTACGGGCTTTGGGCGGAAAATGGTTGTTTGCCGTACCTGTCACCGTCACTAAGCACGTAGCAATTCACCCTACACCCGTCGATTGGCACAGCCAAACGGTCTAAGTTTTTCACGCAACACACTTAAAAGGAGCCAATAATGGCACAGACATACGTAGAAGAGTTGGCAGGCAGAATCACAACTGAGTTTCAGCTTCAACTGATATTGAAAAAGCACGAAGCTATTGGGGAGGTGTATGTTGACAACGACTACGGAACATTCAGCATTAACGGCCAGAACTATCGCCAAGCTTGGTGGGCACACCGCGAAAGTCTTCGCATAGCCAATGGGGTTTACACGGTAACACCACCGCTTGCGCAGCTTAACAGGCTGCTACCAATCTACGCACACGTCAGTGAGCTTGACCCACTGCGTGTAGCATACACACCCGACAAAAATGTGGGTGAAAATGATAAGCAAGTAGTGACCACTATCGGCAGACTTCTCACCAAGCACTATCCGGCATTTCGTGACGAAGTTATCGAATCCTTGTGTTCACTTCACACAGCCGACCTCAACAATGATGTTGAATTTGTCGAGCATGACAAGATCGCAGAGACTTACAAGCTCTTTGGTGACAACGGTGCATGTATGTCGAAGGATAACAGCCTATATGGTGGATTCAATCCAGCTGCAGTTTACGATGTTCCCGGCATACGCTTAGCCATTCTACGTGGTGAGGGTGACAAGATTAGCACACGAAGTCTTGTATGGGAGAAGTCTGCTACGGATAAGATTTACATAAGATGCTACCCGGCTGATGGGGTGCTTGAAAAGAGACTTAAAAAGCTTGGGTATGTCAAAGGTACGTGGCATGATATGAAGTTCAAGACCATATCTGCTAACAGGGGAGGTGAGAGCGAAAGATATGTATTCCCATATCTTGATGGTATGGGGACTGTTGGCTCAAACTCGTCATCTATGGTAGCGCTTATTGATGGCACTATCACTGGCATTACACAGGAGTATGCCAACAAGTTGTTAAATCTTAACAACATGTATTCGTCATGCGCCACTTCAACTTCAGGCTTCGTAAGACTAATAAACGTGACACTGAGTACGCTTGAAGTTACGGATTACATTACAGGGCGCAGAGAGTCCAAGTTTGATTGTGAGTACCATCTTCGCGTAGACGGCGTTGACCACCTTACAAGGTATGAGCCGGTAGGTGCTTGGGTGTATGCACTGACTAGGTTTGAGGGTACCCGTGTCAGTCGTTACATGAAAGTGGAAGACACCGTAAGAGTCGTTGGAGGAAAGATCATCGACAAGGAGCAGGTTGAGCATTACGGCTATACGAGGCTTGACCCTGAATGGTACGGTGTAGGTGACAGTGCTGTTGTCTCTCTTAATTCCAGCGTCACTACGCTGTCTGGACGGAGGATTAAATTTTTGGATCATGTTAAGTACATGACTAACGACCAGACAGGCAAGATTCACAAGCTAGAGCTTGTTACGACTGGCAAGCAAAAGGACATCAAGCTGTCTTCGGAGTACTACTGCCGGTATGACACCAAGCTGTACTATACACCATCTGGACGGAAAGTACACCCAAGCGTGCACGGCTTGGACTTGATGTGGGACGGTGTGTACGACTTTCACAGAAATGTGAAAACAGTCAACGTACTTGGCAAAGCTTACCACATACCAAAGATTTTGCAAATGCAAACTGGCGAAGGGTCTGTGCTGTGGAACATGAGGCTTGCTGAGGTGCTAGCAGAGGTGCGAGAAGAGCGCATAGAGCGCACAGAGTCGTCAGATACAGGTAGCCTGTCTTGTATGGCCTCTAGTCTGTACTACAGAATTGCCAACAAATCATTCAGGGCATATATTAATGTCGATAGGTACAGAACCTCTCAGCCTGATTACACGCTATCTTTTGCAGACGAACTAGCTCGCATAAGAAAGATTGGTACTACGATAGACACAAAAGAAGCACAGATAGCCTTATATGCTGTAGAGGTAACGTGCGCTGAAATGTGTGCAGTAGAGGCACCACTGAGGTATACAACGACGGTCAGTACACTAATTGAGGTGCCTGACTGTGACTTGATTGTAGCTGCACAAGACGCTATAAACGAGATGGCGACACAACTGACCCCGACTTACTAACTTAAAAGGATTCCCATGGACAATCACACAATGACACAAGACGCTGTAGCTGACGCTGCAGAGCAGGCACTTGAAGCTCTGCCCGCTGCACCTGCTACACCTGCATCACCCGTAGTCGAAACCCCTGCTGCCGCCCCACTTGCCACAGCCAGCTGGCCTTATCCAACCCCTGCCCCTGCTGCCCCTGCTGCCCCTGCTGCCCCTGCTGCCCCTGCTGCCCCTGCCCCTGCCCCTGCTGCCGAAGCGCCGATGCCTGATGCTCTGCTTCTGAGCATCCTGCAGACGAAACGTTGCCATAGTAGCACGGGAGATACAAACTTCCGGCTGTGGCTGCACGCAGAAATCAAGAAGATGGGCCTGAATGTGCAGATAGCAAGTGAAGGCTCTATCATCGTTGAAGTAGGCAAGAAGAGCACTACGATGTTTAGTTCCCACGTTGATACCTGCCATAGCAAGGCAGAATCAGACGGAAGCAAGCAAAAGCTTGTGTTTGACAGTGCTTTCGGCCATATTCTGCTGGCCTCTGACCAAAAATCAGGGTGCTTGGGTGGTGATGACGGCGTAGGCGTATACATCATGCTAAAGATGATGCAGAAGAAGATTAAGGGTATGTACGTCTTTCACACCGGCGAAGAGAAAGGCGGCATAGGCTCAAGAGCTATCCTTTCAACACAGGCAAAGTGGCTTAAGGGCTTTGACCGCTGTATAGCGTTTGACCGCGCTGTGCAACATCTTGAGTCACCAGAGGTCATACTTACGCAAGGTGGCCAACCGTGTGCATCACTTGAGTTTGGAGCGCAGCTTGTGAAGGCGCTCAATGAGCATGATTTTGATGACCCTTGGGTGATTAGTCATGGTGGGTCATTTACCGATAGCAAGGTGTATTCAGGCATCATACCTGAGTGCGTCAACGTAGGTTGCTTCTACAAGGCTCAACATGGGCCTAACGAGGTAGTTGACGCCTATGGCGTGGAAAAGCTTCTTGCAGCATGTCTGAAAATCAAATGGGAAAGCCTCAAGGCTGTCCGTGTGCCTGAAGTCCCAAAGCCTTACGTAAAACCGGCCTTTGGCAAAGGCTATTTTCCAGCTTCAGGCGGCGCTTTCGATCCAAAGCAGTTTGGTTTCTCTGAGTTGTACGATGACGACGAAGACAGGCTTGCTAAACAGGAGGCTGAAAGATGGAAGGCACCAGCAGCCAAGCCTGAGTTGCCGAAGTCACCATTTCCGAAGTCTATCAGCACAGTGAAACGAGGGCTTGTTGTACAAGCCTTGGAATACACACGGGCTGATGTTCAAGAGCTTGTTGACGGCGATCCTGAGATTTCCATAGACCTGTTGTGTGCCCTTATCGCACGCTACAAAGGACTTGCTGCTCAGGTCACTGCACTTGAAGAATTTCTAGGGGCATAACATGATCATGCTACACGCTGAAGATAAAGTCATGGATGTGGACGATATGGGGGTCACTATCCGCTCCATGCTGGCAGTTGCCGCTGAAGGTTACGCATTAACAGGTCAGAGAAAATGGGGAATAAGGTACAAGGGAGTTGTTATTGGCAACGTTCAGTGTGCATCTATTCCAAGAGTTCCTGCAAGGTCGCCAGCAAGGATCACTTCAAAGCCGCTTTAGCCTCAACCCACCTCAAAGGAAATAAAAATGATAAGAGTAATCAGTACGTCGTTCTACCGGCGTAAGGAATTAGTGCGGACGAATAGTGCAGTACACGTTAATAACGCTGTACTACGCTGCGTGCACTGGCTACAGATAAATGAGTACGAAGCCACGCACGCTGAAGTTTTCGACTCTGCTAACGGAGAACTTCACGCAGTGGTTAAGCGGCACTTAAACGGTGACATCGAAATCCTCTTTAAGCGCGAAGTTAAGGCGGAGGCTTAAATGGTACGAGAACACGACCTTGTAAGAGCCGCCAGAGTGCGTGCCATGCTGATAGCGCACATCAACAGTTTAACCGAGCCTGCAAAGGCTATGGAGATTGTCAAAGCACTTGGAAGTCAGATTACTGAGCTTGGAGCAAGCATTGGCTCAGTCGTCAAGATCATTGAGGGACTTGGCAAGAGTGGTCAGGTAGAGGCGATGCGCACCGAAGGAGTATTCGGAGTACGCTATTTCCGAAAGAACGGCAATGCTAACCATGCGATAGTCGAGGTGACACCTAACATCGTACCAAAGCAGGACGAAACTCCTAACGGGTCAGCTAGGAATAGAAAGTTTAAGACCCTAATAGACACGATGACCATTGGTGACGCTCGGGACGTATATCGCCAACTTCACAAGCTTTTCAAGGACGAATGATGCACCCTCCCTCCTATGATGCTGCAATAAAAAGGCTTCGGCAGTTAGCAGACCGGATAGAAGCGCTTGCAAGCGCAGAGCCTACACCGCAACATCGGAGAATGCTAACGCTCAATATCCATATTGCATCGGCAGTAGCACGGAAATTGGCTGAAGATCACCGAAAGTGGGTCTACAGGAAGATCACGGTTAAAAAAGGACCATCAATGAAGTAATATCCAACACAAAAACACGTTTTGTTACAAATTAATGGCGCTAATCTCGTCGCCGCTAAACCCGAATTCAATTAACAGCGTATACTCAAGGCTGTCAGCAACCAACAACCACCAAGGAATTTTTTACCATGTCTACTCTCAAAATCATGCAACTCGCCATCCCTGCCCTGACCCGCTTCAGCGAAAAGGGTAGCCAGTACGACTTCGGCAGCTTGACTGTCGGCGGCCCTGCCCTCGTTGACACGTCGGTTGTGGACCCAAAGAAAGCACACAGCCGCGTTAGCTCCGCTCTGACCGCTTATCGCAAGCGTTCCGGCGACACCAGCAAGTTCACGGTCCGTGTGACCAAGGTTGACGGCAAGGATGTTATCGGCGTGTGGAAGCTCGAAGATGCCAAGCCAGCTACGCCTGCCGCTGCACCAGTGGCCGCTACGTCAGAAGCCTTCGGCGAAAATGTACGGGAAGAAGTGCAAGGTGAATTGGAAAACGTCTAAGCAACGTCTTCTATTGAGGGCTAACAAGCCCTTACATGAAAAGGCTCCCCACAAGGGAGCCTTTTCTATTTCCGCCTTTAAAATGAGGGCCTACAATGAAACAGTTTTTCGCTATGGTGGCAGTCGCCGCGATAGCCTATGGCTTTGGGTCGTACAACGATAGGCTTGTAACACTGGCCTATGAAGCAGGAAAAGCAGCAGGTTACGCAATACAAAGACCTCCTGTAGAACTTGACAAGCGTCAGATAGCAGAACTTTGCACAAAATGGTGGTTCATTGATCCACCAAACCTTAAAGGAAAATATGTCAGTAAAAGACATTAACGTTTGGCTCAAGGCACACCCTGTCAATAGCAGTCGTGGCGCACCGATGGGTCGTCCAAGCGTAGCTACCAGCGATCAACCTTTGCATATTCAGGCATTGGCTATGGTAGATTGGTGTTACGATAAATCAGGTGCCTATTGGGGCAGCTACTCAATAGAGTATGGGGGCATGTACTGCGCCTTCAGCGAAGACCTTGAGACTGTCATCTATGTCAGGGCGCACACTAGAGAAGAGGCCAAGGCTCAAATTCACGCTGAGTACGCTGTCGATTTCATACGCTAACCTAAAAGGGCACTATGACCGTCACCATCAAACAGCTTGAGAAGCTGTCATTCAAAAAGAACCAAGCACTGTACAGAATCAAGGTGATCAAAGAACGCTTGAGGCAGGCAGCGTTCATGGCACACATAAAGACCTGCAAGCAGTGCCAAAAACGCTTCGCCATGATTCAGCACATGAAGGACTCTGAGCGTGCCCGTGAAGCAACGGAAAATCTGATGAGTTCGTTGATCAGCAAGTCTCTCCACTAGGAAAAATTATGTCAGCATTTGTATGCTCAGAGCGGCACATCAGCGCTATCGTAAGATGGGCGTGTCGAAACAATGTAAACTTGTATCACGGCAACCCTAGCACTAAGCTGAGTGTTGCTGGTTCAGAACAAGAGACAGTTGATCTGCTGTACGCAGAGAACGTCAAGTCGGTCAATCATAGGTACAAAGGTCACGATGACACCATTGGTGCTGTGTACGACAACACCGCACCAAACCTCAGCGCACTTGAGATGATTAAGGCGTGCCAATGCCTTGCCTACCAAAGCAACGAGCACCCTGAATGGGGAACCAGTACAGCGAAGGCCTTGCTTGATCAACTTCAAGTCCGTGCCATCGCAAAACTTCCCGGCTATGACGCAGCACCTTGGAGAATTGAATGACTGACAAAGCAATAGTAGTTGACACGCCCCACGGTATAGCTCACTTCCGGCTGCTATCCATCAAAGGCAGGGTAAAGCTTGAGAGCAAGGGTATCAGGCACAGTAGCGGAGCGATTCGACCTCGGATAGCTGCTGAGTTCGGCTTAAAGCCAAGAGACAGCTACGAGAAGTACATCGCCGCAATTCAGGCCAAGATTGATGCAAGTCTTGCTTCCAAGTGAGGCCTAGCATGAAGTACATTAAGGTTTTTGCTGCGTCAGGTGAAGTTTACATAGCCATAGATAAAATTGAGGCGCTGTGTGCTAACGCTAGCGGTTGTACGATTCTATTCCCTTCACATAGCGGCGGTCTTACTGTAAAAGAGAGCGTTGACGAAGTGTTTAGGCTAATAGCAGAGCGCGACCATCAGCCACGCCCTATCTTAGGAAGCTAACCATGATTATCTCACTACCTAACGATGGTAGAGGCTACCTCTACCATGTTGTCGATCTGTATGGGCAGACAGTGCACGCTTACCGTCACGTTGACGCATCAATAAGCGCCAAAGAAGGCGACCAGCGGATATTCACTCAGGTCGAAGCTACCGGAGAGTGGATTGCTGGAGGCGCACCCACGCCACACTCATGTCTTAACTTAGAGGGCTAACATGATCTACACAGTCATAGTAATGCGCCCTGTCTGGTTCCTTCATCGTGTGACCGGCTTTAGCACGCTGCAAGATTTACAGTATGTAGCCATTGCTGTTAAGTCTGACACAGCGATTGGAGCAGGTACAGAGTCAAGACTTGAAGCGTATGAGGCAGACAGGGCAGAGCTACACAACAGCGGAGTTAGCTGTGAAGGACTTGGCCCTGATGACTATACGGTGCTAGGCATTATCAGTCATCAAGGCGGCTATAGGCGCTATAGGCCTTGGCTTAACGGCGACATGCCGTAACAACAGAGGGATTAAAATGTTTGCAAGAACCTGTCAAGAGTGCGGCCATGTCCAAGAGGACAAACGCCCTGAGTTCGGAAAAAAGATACCGCTAGCATACCAAGACCGTAAGTGCAAGAAGTGCAAGAGTTCCGCACTTGATTTCGGCCATGACAGCTTTCACGAAACCGCAGAAGGTAAGGTAGAGCGGGACTAACAAACAACAGTCGGCTTAGTGTTGCACACCGAGTTGGGTTAGCTCCAATAAGGGTGTATATTTACCGCATTAACTTTTGAACACCACGCTGCTTTATGCGAACGGTGTGTAGCAGTAAGCCGACTAACTAAAAGGAGCCTGACATGACCAACAAATACAAGGCGGTGAGCCTATCTTTGCAAGAGCTTGCTAGAGTCGTAAGCAACTACTTAAAGAAAAGTGCGGGTGAGCCAATCGCGTTTGTTCTGATAGTGAGCGTAGACAATACAGCGCAGTATGTGAGCAACGCCAGCCGCGAAGATGGCCGTGAACTGATAGAGAGTTTGTTAGCAAGGTGGCAGGCGGGTCGCGCTGACATTCCAGCACACTACAACCCTGACCTAATACCAACCACCGAGCAGCCGGTGCCTGATGCAGAGGCCAAAATTACAGCGCTCACATGGGCCAGAAATGCGCTTGGCGCAGATCGTGATTATTGGCGGGAACAGTGCATAGAGATCAAAAAAACCCAGCAAATACCAGCGCAGCCGGTGACTGATGCGGAGGTGGAGGCTGCAAAGCGCCATATCCCATGGGTGATGAGTTCAATGACGATTCGTAGCGTCCTTGAGGCTTTTCTTGCATCACGGGGGCAAGTTAAAGGAGAATGACATGATAGTTAACCAAAATGGTGATGAGGTTGTAGAAACCTATTTGTTTAGCTACAGCTACGAAATTGCAACTAACTACGAACGCGACGAAGCAATCAGGCTAATCCTGCAGCACCTGAAATGCACAATAGTACGAACTAACGCCACCAAGCATGGGAACACCGAGCTTGAACTACGGAAAGATGAATCATGAAATTCAGAATTACAATCGACTGCGACAATGACGCCTTCAAAGACGCCCCACTCAAAGAAGTAGCTCGCATACTTAGGGCAGAGGCTGACAAGATCGCACGGTTTGGCGACGAAGCCAGCTGGACTGGCACGCTGCTGGATGTTAACGGCAACCGTGTGGGAACGTCTAAGATGACTGGTAAGCCATCATGAGAACCATCACCCTACACTACGACGAAGATGCACTTAACCGCTTCCAGATTTGGATGGCCTCCAAAGGCTGCGAGACTCCGCACAAAGAGATGGAGCGCGTTATTGGCTACCTGTCAAGTTGGGGGCCTAGCTACCCTGTAGTTGACATCTACATGAGCACCGGACTTGGAGAGCTTCAGGCTGTGTACCGAACTAAGCCATTTGAACAGGGTGACAAGCCTGCTTTTCTAATTGGTGCTGTGTTAGACACAGCTGCCAAGCTGTTTGTGTTTAACTCTTAGGAGCCAACGCATGACCACGCACATCGGAACGAGTCCGCTAACAGGCCGCATTTTTCAGGGCCGGGTGAACAAATCAGGCAATGCGTTTACTGGAGAAAAGAAAGATGTCACAAGTTCGGTATTAAAAGCCGTCATTGACAAAGCTGAATACCACGGCGGCAGCTTTGACATTGAAGGCGATGGGCGCAAGTGGGTTGTGACAGTCAGAGAAGAGCTTGCTAAAGCGTAGGCACCGGCACCGTACTCGCTGGTATCCAACGGTATAGGGTAGGGATTGAGATGCCAAGGTTATTAGCTACGTCACGCGGTGGGATACCGCTGGCTAGCATGGCTTTGGCAGCTTCAACCTTACGGACAGTCATTAATCTAGGCCTACCACCGACACGGCCATTAAGCCTAGCTAATGCAAGTCCCGCCTGAGTCCGCTCTACAGTAAGTTCACGCTCCATCTGTGCAAGACTTGCCATTACGTTAAAGAAAAACCTACCTGATGCAGTACTGGTATCTATGCAGTCAGTAAGGCTTATCAGTTGCACTCCCTGCTTTTGTAACTCAGTAGAGACATCGACTAGGTTTCTCATGCTACGTCCTAGTCTGTCAAGTTTCCAGACAACGAGAGAATCGCCTGAACGAAGCATGTCTAACGCTCTTGTCAGGCCGGGACGGTCAACCTTGGCTCCACTCATCTTGTCATCGAACAGGCGCTCACAGCCTGCTTTGGTAAGCGCATCCAGTTGAACATTAACATCTTGATCTAGTGTGGAAACACGCGCATAGCCGATTAGCATGGTAAAGCCTCTGTGAGTTGTAGAAAGTTTCTGGAAATCCCGCCGACATGGTAGCATTCTCAGATTAAATTGGCGAGAACTAATTTCGAGAGGGGATACCCTAAATTTTGGGGGTCTAAAGAGAACGACCCCTCGCGCCTCGTATACACCCGATTTTGATAACATGACAACTGACCTAAAAGGAGCTACTCATGACCATCCACGAATTAAAGACAGACCCTGAACCGTTCTCGGAGTTGCTAGCTAGCCGAAAACTGTTTGAGATGCGTAAGGCTGATCGCAATTATCAGGTAGGCGATACGCTACTCCTGCGTGAAACTCAATACAGCGCCGTAAGCATGACCGCTGGAAAGACACTAGGGTACTCTGGTCGCACGGCACACCGCAATGTTGTAGGTATGCTTGTTGGCCCCGCCTACGGACTTATGGCTGGATGGGTCATCATGTCTATAGCCGAAGAACTCGACCCACTTAACTAGGAGAGCTAACATGACACTAATGCCCACCTTCGACGCCATGAACGAACGTAACAAGAACATAGTGCGTGACATGAGTGACTCTGCGTGCAGAGCCATGCGTGACGCCGGTGTGATTGTGCTTACAGATGACAGATGTGCGGTCTTCGACGAGGCTTGCGCTGTGTTCTTGAAGGAATCAATCAACGCTCAGCTATCGGAGAGCTTTAAATGATCTACGAAACATACATGTGTGCCAAGTCCAACGGTAATACCGAGTACGGCTTTGCGTTCAAAGCAGACGACAGTGAAGACACGCTGTTCGACTTAGTGCTTGGTGAAACTACTTCTACAAATGAGAAGTTCTTCAGCGCTGAATGGGAGATGCACGAATGGGCAGCTAAGGCTGTTGTTGCAGCCGCAGCTAAGGAGAGCTAACATGGCCGCTCTAATTTTCGACTCACACGCCTTCGTAAAGAAGCTGCGTGATGCTGGCTTCAGTGAAGAGCAGGCTGAGTGCCTTGTTGCCGCACACCAAGAAGTGTTTTCTCAATTAGTAACCAAGGACGACCTTCAGGTTGAGCTAAGGCTGCTTGAGCAGAGAATTGTCATAAAGCTTGGGGCGTTAAGCGTAGCAGCCGTAGGTGCAGTTGCTGCACTCATTAAGATACTTTAAAGGAGCGCCAACATGGCTAAGCAAAAATTTACACCGGCCTACCTAGCAGAGTTAAAAGCCGCCAACTCAACAGTCGGACAGATGATAGCTGACTATGAGAACGCTCGCACCCCTTACGGCTGTGAACAGCAAGCTAAAACTGAGGCTAACGCTGGTAACGATGCGTTAGCCTACGCTTGGTATAACGCAGCAGCTGGGCTAACGATGGGCCATGCTAGAGCAGACTGGTATCGTATAGAAGGCAACAAGCACCTGCAATCGGTGCTTGATAAGCATGGAATAAAACTGTAACTAACAAAGGAGCCTAACATGTCAGCTATCTATGAGTGGGATGTTGAAGAAGTGACCAGCGAAGAAACTGAAGACCATGAGCAAGGTGAAGTTATTGAACACTGGTTCCAAGAATCGTATTCTGATTGTGTTAAGCAGTCTAGCAAGCCCTGCCACCCCGGAACAGAGTGGGTGACGGTTCTTGTCTGTGACACCAACGACAGCCGCTCATGGGCATATCTTAATGAAGATAGCACACTGCCTGAATACTTTGAGGACGCCTACCAGCACCGCACACGTAAAGTTCCTAAGCGCTTTCATAACGAAGTTCTAAAGTTGAAAGGAACCTAATATGTCAGGTGGACACTTCGACTACAAGCAAGAGGGCATTCGGGAGATAGCCGAAGAGATAGCTCAGATCGTTAAAGACAACGACGACAACAGTAAGAGACTAGGCTACGGCTTCTCACCGGCTGTCGTTGAAAAATTAAAGCTTGCAGCGCAGGCAGCATACATAGCCGAAGCTATGATTCAGCGCGTAGATTGGCTGATCTGCGGAGATGATGGGGAAGAGAGTTTCCTTCATCGGTGGGATGAGGAACTGGCTAAGATTAACGCCTTACGAATACCTGATGTGCGGCAAGACCCTGTGCATAAGCGTGGTGGTGAGTGGTACTTCTACGACGAGACATGGGCCTTTGAGTATGGACCCTTTAACACTGAAGCTGCTGCTCGTAAAATCATGAGTATTCACGCTGAGAAGAATTTAGGCATTAAAGGAGCTAGCCATGCTAACAAGGAAGCAGGCTGACATCTTGCGCGGCCATGTAAGTCACCTAGTCGAGGTAAGCAAGGCTTGGGGACGTATGAACGCTACGTTTTGCAGTGATGAGGATTGGAAAAACGCTGTTATCGCTCACCGTTCTGCAAGCGATAGGTTCAACAAGGTTCTTGCTAGCATGACTGAAAAAGATAGTGGTACCAAAGAGATTCTCAGCACTAGTTGATGACATCATTAACTTTAAGAAAGACTGACATGGACACAGAGACATTTAAAAAAGAGTACAGTCAAATACGCAACGGCTGCAACAAGTTCTACCATCACTGGTTTGTAAAGAGCTTTCACTACAGCGATGGTGTGAAGGCTTGCGCTGATGCGGGCTGTAGGTGGATGCTTGAGATAGCAGCGACTGAGATACCAAACGCTATGCGAAAGCATAACCAACCTTACTGCAGGTTTTCGGCGCATGTAAAGGACGCCAAGGGGCATCTGCAGCTGACTCCACAAAGTGATGCACCGCCGATCTGGCGCAGAAGCTTTGACTTCATTGACATGCCTGACGGTGAGTACGTCTTTGAGGTTGTCAATGAGGGTGATCGCGTGGCTATGATCTTGATAACGGAGCATTAGCATGGCTGGAAAGATGTCATTACCTAGTAAGGTCGATAACACCGGACGTACTAATCCGTTCCTGTGCAAGCAGTGTAAGGGTGATACTGTTTGGTACACAACAGATACCACCTTCGATGAGGCCTATGACCGATACCACTACAACTGCACACGGTGCAAGTTCACTTGGATTGTTGTAGATGAGTCCGATTAGGTAAGGAGAGACAGCATGACTGTGTTATTCAATCCTTATACCGGAAAGCCTCGACACCCTTCTGACATTGAAAGTGACCCTGACGGAATCCTAATTCTTGACCCTGACAAGCCTGTGAAGGCTTTCAAGGCCGACATACTGGCTGCAGACTCTGCGAGATTTGAATGGTGGTTCGGGAATACTGCCAAGTCCGCGGAATTTCTCAATGTGTACCTAACAGGGGTCAGAGAGAAGTGGAGCGTTAACGTGTGGCGCAAGACTATTGATCATGAGATGGTAAAGAAGTAGATAATGCCAACGCCAATTCATCCACAAATTGAAGAAGCACGACGTTTAATCAAGGAACGGTACACAAGACACGGAATTGAGTCAACTTTAGGTCAGACAAACCCCTATAGAGAAGGCTCAGACGCAGCCAAGTTTTGGCAGCAAGGGTATGACAGCAAACACTGTAAGGATAATCATGGCTAAGAAGAAACCCAAAGACGTACCACTTGCTGACATCAAGATCGGCCTGCAAGTTGTTGTTATTGAAAGACTTGACGCTCAAATCTACACTGTGAAGGAAGTTGCACAGGCTGGAAGAATTGTGCATCTATGCTACACATGCAATGATACAGAAATGTCCGGTGGTTGGATTGACTATGGCGTGTGCCTCTACCCTTCTACCGCACAATTGAAGTACGCTAAGGAGCATCAGTAATGACGTTCGTCAAAGAGCAAAGAGAAGGTTTGGCTAGGTTTCTTGATACCATTGCAGCCGCAGCTTTCATTGGTGCTGTAGTCGGCGCTACGGGACACAGCCTTATTTCAGGAGCCGAAATCGCAAGCCTTTTCTTCTGGTGTTTAGTGATAATTTCAGCGTCTTTTCAACTAAGGAAACCATCCTAATGTCCCCCTTAATCGTAACCTTGATTGTTTCTGCTGCCGTTATCTGCCTTATTGTTTGGTACGTTACTAAACACAGTGAGTAGACACCATGATAACACCGCTTGTAATTATCCTCGCAGTTATCGGTGTTATTGCAGGACTTACTACATGGTACGTAGTTACACATAGTGAGTGACAATCATAATGTCTCCATTAATTATCAGCACTACAGCTTTCACCATCATCTACGCCTTGGTAGCTTTGTACGCTATTAAGCACAGTGAGAAATAGCCATGAGACTCAAACTCTTCCGTGTAAGAATACACCACTACGAGAAAGCCAGCACGTTAATTTGGCGTGATAGTGCACCCTCCGCAGAGAACGCTCTTAAAGTAGCCCTGAAGACGTTGCCTGACATTAAAGCTGAGTCATCTATCGAGCTTGTAGAAATCCCTACAGACAAGCAAGGCCTTCTGATCTGGCTGAATGAAAACTTTAAGACTGACAACAGCTAGCCATGAAACCAATTTACATGGCACGCCATCTGAGAAACCCTATCGGCCTATGGGGTGTGATCTGTGGTGGGCGCATTCGCCTGCTCAGAGACGGAGACAAGCTGGTGATCCGGCATATCTGGCAGCGTAGGGAGGACGGGAAGACTGCTTGACTGCATACCTGCATGGCTGCTTGACTGCATACCTGCATGAGTTAGAGGCCCCACGCCTTAACGCCTGATCGGCCCCATGCCTGAAAGAGTTCTTGACTTGACGACACCAATATGCTGATAATCCAAGCCTTAACAACTTGGAGTCAAAAATCGTGCCAGTCATTGCCATTTTTTCCCCAAAAGGGGGTGCTGGAAAGACAACTCTCTGCGTACACCTGTCGGTAGCAGCCATTGGTACAGGTCTTAATGTATGTATCCTTGACTGTGATCCTCAAGCTAGTGCTGTTGCATGGAGAAACCAGAGACTAAACGAGTCTCCGGTGGTAGTTCCTGTACCTGGAAGTTTTTTACCTCAAGCTATAGCAGGAGCCGTAGCTGATGGTTACGACCTGATTATTATTGATTCGCCTCCTAGCGTGTCAGCAGTGACAGCGCAGATCATTGGAGTAGCTGATCTGATAGTAGTGCCTGTAAGGCCTGAGCCTCTCGATCTTGCAGCGATGCCTGATGCACTAAAGCTAATAGGTGGCAAGCCCTTCGTGTTCTTGCTATCTGACTGTCCTCAAAAGGCCCCTGAGATTTCTGCTACAAGGATAGCACTTGAAGCTACTGGTCATCCAGTAGTGGGTCAAGTCAACAATTGGCGATCTATGTGGAGGGCACTAGTATCTGGTCAAGCTGTAGCAGAGTTTGAACCGGATGGCAAGCCCGCTAAAGAAGTCGCTGAAGTTTGCACAAATATTCTCAGTTACTTAGCCACCGGACATGCTGCAGTAGAGACAAGCATTGAAGCTTGTGGGGTGGAGCATGTTAGTTAATGCAAGGTGGAAGAAGTTAACTGCCGATGAGCAGGCTGCTTACATGCTTGAACTTAGTAAGTGCTACACTGAATGCGAAAATATTCGCATTCAGTTTAGAGAGTATAAGCTTAGGCCAAGCCGTAGTGGGCCTATCTCTAATCCTTTTAGCGTAGAGATAGAGAAGTCCAAGACACTTGACTTGTTAGCTTGGAAGTTTGAGCAGGCTTACACTTTGTACGATAGTCTGTTAGTTAAGCACATGGTTGGAGTTTGATATGGCTAAGCCAAGTCTTTTAGACTTCATGAAAGTTCCTCCACCTGTCAGGGAGGAAAAGCCAGCCAAGCTGCCGGGTGATGTCGTAAACCTGACCCTGCGCATGAACAGGGTCCAGTGGGAGCATGTCATCCACCTGACTACAGCAGAGAGAACCAAGATACAGCGCTATGTCATGGGCCTGATTGAGGCTGACTTCGCCAAGCGCGGCCTGAGATTCTGATGGCATGGCAGCTTGACTGTTTGACTGCAAGACTGCATGGCTGCCTCACCATGCAGTCTTGACGATTTGACTGATAGAATACTTGAAGTCAAATTTCGTGGTTCTGGTACGGAAAAGGCTAGATTGCAAGAATTACCGGAGCGTTTTCAAATCTGGACGGCCTCCAGATCGACGCCCAAGGCCCTCAATTTCTTGTCCCAATATGGCTGTGGCTTGAACCCTCCGCAGGCCCTTAAAACGCCTCTAAAGCCTTCGGGAGGACGTTCATAGGTTAACAAGCTAGATGAGAGATTGTAGAGCGGTACTAACATCGGCAAAAGGAACAGCTATGGACTCAAAGTTGGCAACCAAGGCTGACATCGTAAGACTTGACGCAGCACTTGAGAGGCTTGATGCTAAATTCGATGCCAAGTTCGACAAGGCACACTGGATGCTAGGTGCAGTTATAGCCCTTGTGACAGCTATTTTGATAAAGCAATTTTTCTAGGAGTACGTATGACAGGCGAAATAGAAAACCTAATGCTTGAACACTTGAAGCATTTTCAGGCCACGCTGGATCGTGTGGAGCATTCTCAAACTGACATAGTAGCAAGACTATCTCAGGTTGAGTCAGGTTTGTCGTACTTACACAGCGACTTCAATCGGATGCAACAGAGTATAGACAGACTCTCAGATAGGCTAATGAGAGTTGAAAAACGGCTAGAGCTTGCCTGAAACTAAGGAGACACAAATGAGATACACAGTACGACTAGTCCCTACGCCAGTTAACGCTGGTATGTACCAAGTACACGACGCCTTACATGACAACATGATTGGCAAGATGTACTACTTTGAGGGCGATGCAGAGAAGGTTGCTGTGCGCCTTAATGCAATGGACCCACTAAAGGAGGTGGTGTGACCTACGAAGAACTGTGCAAAAAGAAGCTTAGAGGTGAGCAAACGTTCACACACGAAGGCAAGACCTTTAAAGGCTTTGTCTGTCACGGTTGCCAATCCTGTTGGGACTTGGACGATAACGACAACATCGTAGAGTATTACCCACATTTTCTGAGTCCGTTGGAGGAAACTAAAGACCCTACCATCTGACACCAGATACGCACACTAAAGGCCTCATTCGAGGCCTTTTTTGTTTTCAAATATTGGACTTATCAAAGATTGGATACTCACTCACAGCACAGCCCAAGCAAAGGTAACGATAATTAGTCACAGCATCAGCAGTAATTTAAATGTAACCTCAAAGGTAGATAGTAATGACACATAAAGACATACAGTTGACCAGATCAGCAGACACAGCCTTCGATTTGGCACTGGCCTACGGAGCCGTTATCAGCGAAGGCCGCTCCAAGGCAGGCCCTAACGGCGAAAAGATCACGACTTACTCGGTCACGATGAGCGGAGATGACTTCAAGTTACTCGCTGATGTTCTCGGAAAGCCTGTACCGGCTATCGACCCCATACCTGCAAAAGTCCCCGCTCCGGGCTTGGGTCAAGGCTTGCACCCGGCCTTTCAGGAGATTGTAGACCGATTCCTGTCTCCAATTCCTGCTACTGGCTACCACACGTATGAGTGGGATGGTGGCCTGACTGTACCAGTTGTGTGCGAACTTGAGTACGAAGAGGCCGAGCGCGGTAGTCGGGAGCAAGGCTCAGGCCTGCAGATGGAGCCTGACTATCCAGAGTCTATGACCTTGGTCAGCGCTGAAGTCAATGGAGTTGACATCTATCCTCTGCTTGATGAGAAGCAGAAGGAAGAGATTGAGATTAAAGCGCTTAAAGGCGAACACGATGCGTGATGCGGTTGATGTATACGTAATAGCTGCTTCGTTAATATACGTGTCAGTCTTGATCGTGTACCTCAGGATTCGTAAGAGTTAGCTATGTCCATTAACACAGACGATTACAGGATCAATACAGATAAGACTGTTGCTGTAGCCGTCCACGTTCGCGTAAACTATAATATGGATGCCTGCCCTAGAGGCGTCAAGCTTCAACTGCTTGGCGCTGGCGGGGTACTTGTTTACAGCGAGTATCACGGCGACAAGTTTTGGAAAGCTTGGTGCCCACTTCCTAAACGCTAACGTAAAGGAGATAGCTGTGGATGAGATAGAGGCAATGATACACGACTGCGAGGAACGTGAATCTAAATTGTCAGATTGGGAGCGAGGTTTTATAGACTCAATCGGAGTCCAGTTTAGTAGGGGCAATGGCCTGTCTGTCAAGCAGATAGAGAAGCTTGAAGCTATTTGGAACAGAGTAACATAAGTAAGGAATAAGTATGGTAAAAGTATTCAAGCCGATGCGAAGCGTAGCACCCACGGCAGAGCATCCAATCCGCTATCCTAGACTGATGTCGCGTAAGCTCGACGGCATACGCTGTTGCCTACACCAAGGCAAGGCCGTCACAAAGAGCGGCAAACCAATCCCAAACCACCACATGCGGGTATGGTTAGAGTCTAACGTACCTAATGGTATTGACGGTGAGTTGATCAGTGGCAAGCCTGACATTGAGACTTGCTACGGTACGACATTCAGCGCTGTCATGACTCAGAATGGTACACCAGAGTTTGCCTTCTATGTGTTTGACTTGTGCAACAGTAGTGATGTTGCAATCGCGCGCAAGGCCTGGCTTAAAACTGTCTGCATTGCACTGGATAACCCTCGCATTATCTTTGTTGAGCAAGACATAGTAAGCAATGATGAGCAGATGCTTGAATTGTACGAGAAGTACCTGTCAGAAGGCTACGAGGGTGCAATCTTGGTTGACCCTGACGGCCTGTACAAGTACGGAAAGGCTACGCCAAAGAGTCAGGAGCAAATCAAACTCAAGCCTGAGGAAGACTTTGAGGGTGAAATCCTTGAGACACTAGAGGCTATGCTAAATGAGAACGAGGCTTATACCAACGATGTAGGCGAAACAAAGCGAAGCACACACGCGGAAAACAAGTCTGGTAAGGGGATGGTTGGCGGCTATAGAGTGCGCGACGTACTGACAAACACTATCTTCAAGGTTGGCGCTGGCAAGATGACGCACGCTGAGCGCATAGCAGAGTGGGAGGCTTATGTGCTTAACCCGCTTCACCGTAAGGGTGGCTACCTTAAGTACCGCAGCATGAGCTATGGTGCTATGACTAATGACGGTGCCCGCCATGGACGGTGGATAGGATGGCGAGATAAGGCTGATATGAACCCTGAAGATGTATGTGATTGGGTTGGTGGTAACCCTAAGGAACGAGCATGACACCCGACACTATCGACCTGCAAATAAGGGAGCTTGTCCGAAAACTTGCCAAGTTCCATTGGTCCCCAAAACATCCATCGGCATACGTGCTGCCGCACCCCGAGTCTGGTAAGCCGGTTGGTGTTGGTATCATTGCCATGCAGTGTCCCGGTGCATTCAACTTGATGTACGTCGCTGTTAACGGCGAACTATCCACTATTGAGGACCACCGAAAAGCCATTGATGTATTGGTTACATGCGGAAGGCTGTCAAGGGTTGAAGTAGAGAAGCATCCACTCTCATCGTGGCTAACGTTATTCACTGAAGAAGAGTTTAAGAACTGGATGCAAACAAATGTCAACTGTAATGGAAGTCCAGAACTTACCCAAGTACAAGCCCAACTCGGTCTACAAGACGTTCGCGGAGTTTGATGCAGCGTATGGATTCAGCGAAAGGTGCGGCTTTACACTATCACCCCTGCAAGTTGAAGACGTTAATGAGTTTTCGCAGCTGAATGTTAGCGGGAACTTCTATGCTGTAGGTGGTGGCAAGACCGTAGTAAGTACAGCTGTCTCTCTCATGAGAGGCCACGATTTCACTATCGTTGCGGTGCCGCCAATCCTGATAACACCTTGGGTGAGGTGGCTCAATAAAGTTTCGTCCAAGGTTGTTACGTACCGAGGCAACCCAAAAGAGCGTAGAGAAATTGAGATCAGCGGCGCTCGTTGGGTTGTAGTTAGTCATTCACTATACCGAATTGATTACGCAAGGCTGAAGCTTGAGTTTCGCCGGCGTAATCATGCAGAGGTTATACTGGATGAGGCACACGCACTGAAGAACATAGAGTCAAAGCTGTTCGGTAACATACAAGCAATGACACTTGGTGAGTCGTTGCAGATGCTTACCGGAACACCTATCAGCAAACCACTTGACGCATACGCATACATAACTTTGAAGACGCCAGAACTCTACCGGAGTTATGGGCAGTTCGAGAATATGTATGTAGCTGAGAAGGACTTCTTCAAGAAGCCCATAGCCTATCAGCATCTTAATCTGATGGCTAGGGACTTTGCTTTGCAGACCATCACTAGAAGCAAGCTTCAACTGCACGGGTATAACAACCCGCCAAACTTTCCTGACTGCACGTATGAGCTTAGCAATGAGCATTCCGACTTGTATGAAAAGCTTGTTGACGAGCAAATGCTAAAGTTTGACAACGGAGAAAAGATCGACGCATCAACGGCAACCAGACTGCATCACGCTCTACAACAGATTGTTGCTAACTTTGAACACTTTAGCAATGACCCGAAGAAGAGGTCCACCACCTTTGACCTGCTTGATCTAACGATTGAGCAGACAAGGTGTAACGAACTTGATGCCAGTAAGCTGATCGTATGGACCAACTACAAGATGACATCGGGCAGGGTAACTGAGTACCTATTGAACAAGGGGTACAGAGCAGTTGCTGCCTATGGCGGGTCCAATGCGGAGAAGTCTGTAGAGGCGTTTATGCACGACCCCAATACACGTATACTGGTAGCGCAGTATCAGTCGGCTGGTGCAGGGTTGAACCCACAGGAGGTGTGTTGGGAGAGCCTGTTCTTTGAATTGACAACGGTACCTATATATATGAGGCAAGCCCTAGGAAGGATAGATAGAATGGGCCAGAAGAATATTCCCACGCAACGCATCGGGGTTGCACTTGGAACAATACAGGAACGACTGTTAGAGCACCTGTTACGAAACGATGATTGTGCGGTTCAGGTAGAGGTTACAAAAGAAAGTCTGCGAAAATCCCTTTTGGGTCTATAATGTTTTTCACGCCGTGAATGGCGTAATTGGTGGCTCAGTTTTTGCAGTTCCGTAGTCAGGCGGGCCAATTCCGAGCCGATTTCTATGACCGTCAGGTCGAGCCGCCCGGCAACATTCACCGGAGTTGGCCCACCTGACTGCGGAGCTATGCTATGCCGAAATTACCACATGCCTCAACAGGCAGTCTTTGGCCGCTCAGAAACAGCAGCAAGTTAAGCCACGTACCTAAGGATAGTCTGTATCACCAGCTAATCTTAGGTGTACCGCTGCCTGACATTCTAAGCTAACACTCAGCCCGACCGTAAATGCTTGCTTGGACTTAACTAAATTTGGTTTTGTCTAGCATAGTACTGGACTATCTGCATATTGAGTACGTCATATAGTACACAAACATGTAGGTAAGGTCTTACAATCTCGGTCCGAGCAACGAACCTAGCACCAGAGGTGCTTCACAAGTAGTAGATAAGTACCTATAAATGACTAATGCTGTAATAAGCCTAGCTGACGAGTTGACTTTTGGCAACCACTTTGCTAGTACTTTAAAACCTGACGCCTTAGATCGCTGGTATGCGTGCCGTAGTGGGCATAAGTTTCAGGCCTTCCAAGGTAAACAGTTAGTGGCCTTCACTACTGACAATGGCACTGCTGATGTGCTTAATGTGTACACCTGTCAAGACTTCAAGGTCGGTCTTCGCACAGGTACAGCCTCTATGTGGGTTGACTCCAGCGGTAGAGAACAGTGGGTTGGTCATGCACCACTTGAGATAGCACCAAGCTGTTTCTTGTGGCATGTCCAACACACTACTATCGACTTCAATCAGCATCGTGGGAGATTTAACGTCAAGTTTAATCTTGCCTATCGAACTCTCTCTAACCCTATGTCACCGAAAGAACGCGGTAATGTATACGTACTTGAGTACGCTACATTTCAGCACTACTACCCAAGGGCTATTCAGACTATATAAGTAGATTAGGAGTCCCGAAGTGGCACAACTATATAAGTATTATCAGCTGATAGGCGGTACGGAAGACTGGCACCTTACTAAAAGTGACGCTGACCTTACGGCTGCTTCACCAACGTTCACAACGATTCTCGCACTTGACACGCTAGGTACACTACCAGCTGACAAGCCAACAAGAGAGTTGCTTGATAGCGCAAAGTACTATGGTCCAATGTACTTTGACTTGGACTCAGTTGATGTAGAGGACAGCATCACTGATGCTAACTGGTTAATTGATAAGCTCTTCTCAGAAGGTCTACAGGCAACTGACATAGACATATTCCTGAGTGGCAAGAAGGGCTTGCACATTCTGATTAGTCCAGTTGTGTTCATGGAAAAGCAAGTACCGCTGCAGTACTTGCCTGCTATCTACAAAGAGATAGCCTACAAATTAGCTACTGACACTACAGATTACAAGGTGTATACAGCACGTAGCGGACGTATGCTGCGCACCTGTTACAACATTCGGGAAAATAATAACTACCGGGTGCCTATCACCGTTGCTGAATTGCGCGGTCTTAATGCTGAGTCATACAAAGACCTCTGCCGCAGCAAGCGTGTTGTAGCCGTAAGTACTCCAGTATTCAGGGCTGCTTTTGCGCTCATCTACGATGCAGCGAAGCAGAAGGTAGCTAGGTCTTCTCACAAGAAGGCTAAACCGATTGATGCTAAAACCATACAACTACATCTTCCCATAATTCAGAAGATTATGGCGGGCGAGGTTGTTACAGGCGCTGGCTTCAACAATATTGCAATTCAGGTTGCTATCTATGCCCGCGATGCTGGCATGTCAGAGAATGCTCTAATAGCCAACTGCGCTGGCCTGATTAACTCCCATAACGGTGATGGTAACAGGTATAATACGCCTAGCAAACGTGAAGCAGAGATAAGGCGCATGGCAGGCTATGTTGAGGCCAACACCTCATACGAGTATGCCGTAGGGCCTATGAAAGCCCTGTTGCCTAAAGGGTCTGTAGAACCTCAGTATGACTCTGAAGGTGAGTTAGTTGACTCTGACAATACAGAAGCATTCAGCAATGGGGTTTCAATAATTGGTAAGCAATATGTGTCAAGCAAAGGTGACGCTGGCGATGTTCCAATCTCAAACTTTATTTTTACCAGCATTGTAAAACTGATAACGATAAAGACACAAGAGATAGTAGGAATTAAGGCGACTTTGACTGGCGTAGATAGAGACTTGTTACCGATTACGCTATCAGCTTCGCACTTCACAGGATCAAGCAGCTTACACAGTGCGGTTTCTATCTATGGAGGCTCATTCACAGGTTCAGACATACATGCCAGAGGAGTGCTACAAATCATGTTACACAAGTGCTCAGACACAAGGTACATCATCGACTCTGAGGGTGTCAATGTCATCAACGTCCCTACGTCAGAACACATTGAGTTGCGTAACCCTTTTGTGGTATGGGCCGATGGTGCGGGAGTTAGGGCACCGTCCTTTGTTACAGATACAAACACGAAGTTTGAGTTCTCAGGTGATCCAGACCCTGAAGGAGTAATGAAGACAGACTTGACACTAGCTCCGACAATATGGCAATACATAGAGGCTGAGACAGGCAATAAGCAGCTAGTTCGTGAGACATTGAAGGCGCTATTTGCTAGTCAGGAATCCGATGCGATAGGAAAACTTGTAGGTTGGATGGTCGCTACGTTCTGGCGTCAACAGTTTCATATCAAATACCACAAGTTTCCGCTACTACATATCTACGGTCCTGCTGGACTTGGTAAGTCGGAGATGACATTTGCTATGTTACGTATGTTCTACTACAAACAGCAAGCGCAGATGCTAACACCGGCAAGTACACCATTCAGCTTCTTACAGTCTGTTGGTGGAAGTAGCTCTATCCCTGTTATGTTAGATGAGTACAAGCCTGCAAAGATGAACCCCGTAGACCTTGAAAAGTTTAGAGCTATTTTCCGTGGTGCTTACAACATGCACGATACGCAACGAGGTGGAGGTAACCGAACCAAGTCGTCGTTCAATGCGCTGAGTCGCATCAGTATGTCAGGGCCTATAGTGTTTGTTGCAGAGGCACCAGAAACAGAGAATGCTATCGCTGACAGGTCTGTACTTGTCTCTTTCAGGAAGCCATCAGCAGCAAGGTTCAGCAGCAACTTTGCCAACTACATGAAGATGATGAAGGGAGTAGACATACTGACATCTATAGGTCACTCTGTAGCTACTCAGGTAGTGCATGATACGCACATGGACTCGTTCTACGAAAAGTTTGAAAGCCTGCACAACAAGGTTATCGACAAGATGATAGCCAAGCCTGAGGAAGAGCATACTATGACGCCGCAGGAGTTTTTGGCTAAGAAGTGCAACTCACCACGAATGATATTCAACACTTCGGTAGCAATGTTCGGGTTGCTACGGCTAAAGGCGCTTGTTAAGGATATTTTTAAGAGTGAGTTTGAAGAGCATTTTGAGGCAGACTTTGCCGCTATGCAAAGCGGTGTAATGAAAGGGTCTTCTGATGGCGTAGTTAACATGAGTCCAGAGTACATCAAAGTGCTGACCTCTATGGGCGACATGTCGCAGCTTTCTATAGATGACAGGCTCAGGCTTGTTGAAGGCCAAGACTACAACTTGTCAGAGATTGGTGGTATGCCTGTGCTGGCACTTGCTCCAAGGGCTGCGTACCATAAGTACAGAGGCCACTGCAAGCAGTCAGGAATGGAGTACTACTTCCACAATGAGCATTCATTTATTCAAGCAATGCGTGAGATACCTCAGTACTTGAGGGCAGGCAAGGGTACTACAAGGGTACAAGTAGACACCTTGATATTCGACCTTGACGAACTGCAACGGTCTGGTGTATCGAAATGGTCAGGTAAAAATGTTACCTTACCATAGCAAAAGAGTTGGAAATCCTGCCTTCGGTAGGTTGACAGCGGGGAAAGTACCGGCATAGTGATAGCTGTAACTGTAACTGAAACGAAAGTGAGATTATTATGGGACTTCTTGATAAAACTGTACCCGCTTTTGAGGCCGACGAAACTTCTGCCGGTGAGGTATTCGCCAGTGCGCCGCAGACCTCGGAAAGCGCAGCGGCACTGGCGGCTGACACGGCGGCTCCTGCAGCCACCGAAACCGCTACTTCGGTAGTCACCCCTGCAGCGGACGCTCCGGCGGCTCCTGCACCGGCTATCGTGGCGGCTAGACCGGCTGAGTTGGCAATTCCAGCGCCAGCATACGCTATCAGCGAGGGTATGAAAAACTCGATGCGGGTAGACTTCAACACGTTTCCGCAGTTGACCTGCACTAACGGGAACTTTGTGGAGCGTGAATCGAAAGCGATTCTTGGCGACACCATTCGCTTTGAGTTGCTGTCGTTTCAGGATGCTTGGGTGGTTGATCCGGGCGATGACAAGGCACCTAAGGAGTTGGTGCGCTACAGCGATGACAAGATCACCTGCTCCGATGGTACGCCAGTTGCTGAGCATCTGGAATTCCTGAAGGCTGGTGGTTTTCCTCTGGCATCGGTGAAGCAGCGTAATGTTGTTGTCGGTGAAATCATCAACAGTAGCGGTAAGGTCCGCACTTACGATGGTCAGTTGGTGCAGTTCGACCTGTCACCTATGAGCCGTGTACAGTGGAGCCGCTACCTTGCGAACTCGGTCAATGCAATTCGTAAAGGTCGCAAGACTGAAGACGAGTTGAAGATCATTGACGCAGTAGCAGAACTTGCGTCCAAGGATGACAAGGTTTACACCAAAGCTACGTTTACTTCTGTAGCATTGGCGAAGACGGCGTAAGTTTAAGGCCACGGCAAATTGTTTGCCGTGGCTGTTACTTTAAAGGCAACGTATGGACGAGTTATTCATTCTTGACACGGAAACGTGCGGATTAACAGGCGGTGTAGTTGAACTGGCTTACCTGAGAGTAGACTTTGAACTTAATATATTGGATGAGTTCTGCACTCTTGTCAATCCAGAGAAGCCTATAGACCCTAGGGCTACACAGATTCACGGAATCACAGACGCTGATGTAGCTAACTGTGAGACTATGGCTCAAGTCACGGCAAGGATGCCGTGGTTTATTGAGCCTGTAATCTGGTGCGGCCACAACGCGGGTTTCGATGTCAGGATGACTGACCCGTTCATACGACCTAGCAAGACCCTATGCACACTTGCACTTGCAAGAGAGTTCATTAAGGGAACATCAAACAACAAGCTAGACACTCTACAAGTAGAGCTTGGTCTACCAGAGCAGAAGTCGCATACAGCACTTGGTGACGTACATACATGCAGAGATTTGCTTTTGCACATACTACCTATTGCCGGTGTTAATTTCAGGACGCTATTGGAGCGTTCAGATAAGCCTCACCTAATAGCTAAGATGCCTCATGGTAAATATAAAGGTATAACTATACTTAGAGTACCTAATGACTACAGAGAGTGGATGCTGGCTCAATCTGACATTGACAAAAACCTTCGTTACACGCTTGAGAAGATGAGGAACCTATGAACTACCAAGATTATGCTCCGCTGGCAATTCGCACTGCTAAGTTTATTGAGCCTATCATGGACTTTCATCATGCCCACATGGGTATGATTACTGAGGTTGGAGAAATTGTTGACTGCTTTAAGAAGCACTACATCTACGGCAAACCTCTGGACCTAGTGCACCTTGAGGAAGAAATTGGAGATTGCTACTGGTATTTAAACCTGCTTGCTAATGTGACTAAGAATCCAATGGGAGCAGCGTTAGATTTCATTGGCAGCGACAAGAAATCAGGTGATGAACTGATACTCTATCTGTTCAAGATGGCAGCTAATGCTGGTTCGATAGCTGAAGGTTACATGTCACCAGCCTACCTTCAAGTACAGCTTGAGTTCATGTGCTACAACTTTGACATCGACCTTAGCAAGTGTCTTGAACGCAACGTAGCAAAACTTGCTGCCCGCTATGGTGATAAGTACAGCGACTATATGGCGCTCCACCGGGATACTGGTAAAGAGGGTGAGGCTATGAAATGACCTTGTGTAACGCTGGTACACTAATAGCGCTGCCTGTACCAACAGTGCGACAGGCACCACGTACCTACGCTGATATTGCTGTCGGTTCTATTTTCGGAAGACTGACGGTTATTTCAGAAGCACCTAGAAGGCCACCACACAAAATGTGGAACTGCCTCTGTACTTGTGGTGAGACTAAAGAGTATTACGCAAACAATCTAAAGAAGGGTAATACACTAGGCTGCAAACAGTGCTCTAACGATGACAGGAGAGGTGTTGCTCTAACACATGGTATGGCAAACACGCCAATCTACAACTTATACCGGGCAATGGTCAACAGGTGCACTAATCCCAAGTATGCCAAATACAAGGACTACGGCGGACGAGGTATTACGGTGTGCGACAGGTGGGCAGAATCATTTGAGAACTTCTTTGCGGATATGGGCGAAAGGCCTGAAGGGTTGTCTCTAGAAAGATCAAACAACAGTCTTGGGTACGGCCCCGAAAATTGTGTGTGGGCCACTAAGGTGGAACAGATGCGCAATAAGCGTGACACGATAATGTTGACTGTTGATGGAATTACAAAACCCCTCAGAACATGGGCAGACGAAACAGGCCACCACCCTAAAAAGCTGGTTAAACGGTTGCGCATGGGATGGGACCATAAACGAATTTTGGAGCAGCCATGAAAATACCCCTCATAGGCTTAGCTGGCCCTGCCGGGTCAGGTAAGGATACAGTAGCTCTAGTACTTGAGTCAGAGTACGGTTACTGGCGTTACGCTTTCGCTAAGCCTTTAAAGGAAGCACTTAGCGCGATGGGTATTGTTGAACCAACTAACAGAGAAGATAAGGAATTACGTCTTATAGGTAAAGACTACTCATACCGTACAGCGGCACAGACACTAGGCACCGAATGGGCTAGAAATTTAGACCCAGAGTTTTGGCTAAGTCTAGCCACAGCCAACACAAAAGGCAGAAAACTTGTTGTCGTATCTGACGTTAGATTTACTAACGAAGCAGATTGGATTCGCAACAATGGGGGTGAGGTGTGGCACATTGCTGGTAGGTCTATAAATTTAGTAGGCAGTACAAAGTCTCACAGGTCTGAGGTACGGTTAAGAAGATACCCGTTTGATATTGTTATTGATAACTCTGTAGACATTGATAATCTTAAGACTCAGATTTCTGATTTAGTGAATAAGGGAGGTCAGTATGAAAATCGCGTTTGACCTATCAAGTAATTTATGGTCGTGCCTTCTAGTCGGGAAGGACAAAGAAGGGCATGAAGTTGAGATGGATGGGAAACCTGTCTGGATTAATTCAGCCAAGTATGCCTACGAGAACATTGTCAATTTAATCTGTGCAGCGCTCAAAGAGTTCAACCTGACGCCGATTGACATGATACTCGTTAAGGAGGGCTTCAACAGCAAGGCTCCCCGGCTAGCGATTAACATGACGTACAAGGCCAAGCGCGGCAAACGTCACCCTGATGCGTATGAGGCGTTTCAGACTACACGCGATCAGGTTATCGAGGTGTTTAAGAGACTTGGCACGTTGACTATAGTGTGTGATAACGTAGAGGCAGATGATGTGATAGGGTGGCTGGCCAAGCACAGCCGCGAAGACTTGACAATTGTATCGAATGACGGCGACTTATCTGTTCTGGACGGAAGAAATGAACACGGTGCTGACATCATTACCCGCATCGGCGGGCAGTGCAGCAATAACCCCTATGGTCTGTTTGACAATAAGTACATCAGCCTCTACAAAGCTTTGGTAGGTGATGTAGGCGACAATATCAGCGGTATCCCCGGCTTTGGAGTCAAAGCATGGGAGAAGTTTGAGGCTGAGTTTGGCGAAACAGGCATGGCTGAGATGGTACGCTTGGCTAACCTCTACTGCCTAGACGAGCTAGAGTCAGAGGCACCACGCAACAAGATCGTTAAGCAGATTTACGATGGGCGCAAAGAGTTCCTCAATTCGTGGCGCTTGGCTAGCCTGCATCCAGAGTGGTGCAACACTATCAAAGACCAGATTCAGTGGTTCCCCGGTTTAGTGCACGGCAAGGTGGCAGACGAGCGGCTAAAACATTGGGCGGCTAAAAGCTGGCCTGTTACCGCTGCTAAGTGGGAAGGATTCGTAGAGTGGGTCAAACCCTTGATTCTGCAGCGTGATTGGCTCAGCCTTGACATTGAAACTAGTACAGGAGATGAGTCCGATGATTGGCTAGCATCGCAGGACGACCCTGACGGTGTGGACACGATAGGCTCTGAACTTACTGGTATGTCACTGACGTTCGGCAAGAACATGCAGCATACGGTTTACATACCAGTCGATCATATAGAAACGGATAACGTTCCCAAGGTCAAAGTCAGGGAACTGCTTGAGTGGATTGCCTCTAAAAAACTTGAGATTGTTATTCAAAACACACAGTTTGAAGGGACTGTTCTTTACCACGAGTTCGGTAAAGAGTGGAAAGACAACGGCTATGCAGGGCTTCTACCTAACTGGCTCGATACGAAATTTGAGGCCTCGTATGTAGACGAAAACAACTCTTTAGGCTTGAAGAAGCTGTCTAAAAGGTGGTTTGACTACGATCAGGTAGACTACAAGACTGTTACGACTAAAGAGGGGACTGCCGGAACTGTCAAAGGTGGTCTGCTACTTGGCTACTTTGACAAAGAGATTACGCCGGAAGTCTTAGCTCATGAAGATGTAATGGGATTACCTGTAGTAGCAACTCCGGCAGTGACAGCAAAGTGGGAGCGGCGCAAATTCAAGATGAGGGAACTGACAGCAGCCCATGTTTTTAGCTATGCCTGCGATGACACTATCTGCACGGCAAGCTTCCACAACTTTGCCAAGCTATTCATGCAGCTTGAGGGCACCTATCAAGTTTATTTAGATGTAGAGATAGACGCATCATATTTGCACTGCCAGTCATTTATCCACGGAACGAAGGTCAGTTTGGCTACGCTAGCAAAGATTAGCGCAGAAGATGACATAACGTATGATGAAGCATGGGCACAGTTGCGGGACTACTTGATTACTAAAGGGTGGGAAGGTACTGTTACGCCAGTGTACACTGAGTTCACTCCAGCACTTGTTAAGGAGAGCTACTTCATTGTTACTGGTGAAGAGATTACTTTTTCAGTGAGATTACCTGAAAAGGTGATGGACTTAATCAGTCACCAGACGCTCCTGCATGGCGCATGGATGCTAGCACTTGGAGATGACAAAGACTTCTCGGTGTTAAACAAGCTTGTTGCATCGCGCTATAAGAATGAACCAGTGTTCAACTGTGGTAGTCCTAAGCAGATGCAGAAGCTGTTGTATGAGGTCATGGGGTTTGAAGTGGTAGTAGCAAACCAGCCTACTGACACTATGAGAGCAGCAGGACTTAGGCAGGGTACTCCAAAGACCGACAATTTGGCAATGGCCTATGCCTTGCAGACAGCAACGCCAGAGCAAACGCTTGCGATAAACGCTGTTATACGTATGAAGATGGTAGTAACTCGTAGGAGTCTCTACTATAGCCCATATCCGCATTTTGTCCACTGGAAGACAGGCCGAGTGCATAGTTCGCACAATCAGTGTTCTACTAACACCAGAAGGGCATCAGCTAGCAAGCCAAACGTGCAGCAGGTTAGCAAGCAAGAGAAGGTTGACGGATACCTTCCGAAGGTTAGAGAAGTATTCATTCCGCACCGAAAAGGTGCAGTAGTGGTGTCGATGGACTTCATGGCTCAAGAGCTTAGGATTATCGCTGACTACTCGCAAGACAAGGGGATGCTTGCCTGTTTCATTGGAGACAATAAGAAGGATATGCACGCTCTGACTGGTGTTGGAATCCATAACTACAGGGCAGATGTTGCGATGAGCTACGAAGAGTTCTATGCTGCGGTCAAGGATGAGACAAATCCAGCACACGGAGTGGCTTACATAGAACGAACGCTAGGTAAGAAGACAAACTTCACTAGCGAATTTGGCGCTATGGCTCCCAAGCTAGCTCAAACCTTAATGGTAACTGTTGAGGAAGCTCAGGTATTTCTTGACGCTAAGGAGTCTGCATTTCCTGATGTAGTTCTATGGAAAAACAAGGTCATTGAGCAGGAAGTTAAAGCATTAGGGTATGTAAAGACTAAGATGGGCGCTGTACGACATCTGGTTCCAGCACTGACATCTGGTGATGGCTATAAGATGAGTAAGGCAGAGCGTCAAGGTGTGAATACCAAGGTGCAAGGGTCAGCAGGCGAGATGACGAAAAGGGCTGAAGGCAGAATCTGGCAGGCTAGACTTGAGCAGCAGTTTGACTGTGAAATTATGTTCCCTGTGCATGATGAAATCGTAGCATCGGTCATGATCGAAGACTTGCTAAAATTCATCCCGGCAATGCACTCTTGTATGGTGCAACCGTATGGAGACATGATGGTTCCTATCATGTCGAGCATCAGCTTTGGTAGAAGCTTTGGGCCAGCTTTTCAGGTGGATATAGGAGAGTTACCTACGGAAGAGGCTATCTTGAAAGGCCTTGCAACTATGTATGATAGGGAGAAACCCAAGCAACTTGAGGTAGTTACAGCATGACAAGTGCTTCAGATCGAGGCAAGGAAGGTGAGGGGTTACTTAAAAAGTACCTTGATACGCTGTGTCGCTACAGTGATACAGCATATTATAGGCTTCCTGACGCAAGGGCTGGAAGCATGAGGGCTACCTTAGCTGACTTCTTACTGATGCGTAAAGGCGTACTCCATCTAATAGAGTGCAAGGAAGTTAAGCATGACTTCAGATTACCACACGGGAATTTTGATAAAGCTCAGGTTGCAAGGCAGAGATTGTGGAAAGACGCAGGTGCCAACAGCCTTGTGTTAGTCTATCACTCTACATTAGGTAAGTGGAGAGGCTACGACATAGAAAGGTTTATCGACCGCAGCGAAGGCGGTTCGTGGGATTTGAGGGATACAATACCAAAAACATTACCGGAACTTTTATGCTAACAATATATAATGATCAGCACTTAGGCGCTATCAGAAGCGGTGGCACGACACTGACTAGCCAGTGGGAGCTACGCCAGCACCTGCAACGGGACTTCAAACGGCTCTTACCTACCAACACTGATCTACTTCTTCTAGGTGATCTTTTCGATGCAGTTAACGTCCCTATCCGTGACGTACTTGAAACGTTCTTCACACTGAAAACATGGGCTGCTGCTAATCCCGGTAAAGTGTGCTGGCTTGTTGCCGGAAATCATGATTTGTCAAAGACCAGTAACGTCATGTCAAGCTTTGATTTCTTATCAGCATTGCTTGCGGATAGTTGCCCTGCAGTCATCAGCGTCAAAGCACCTCTGATGACTCCGCACGGCTATATTATCCCGCATTTACCAAATCAGCAGCTTTTCGATGCAGCACTTGCCGCTGTACCTGAGTGCAAGGTTTTATACCTGCACTGCAACTACGACAATAACTTTGCTGCGATGTCAGACCAGTCACTCAACCTCAGCAAAGAGCAGGCAGCGGCCTCAATTGCTGAAGCGATTGTGATTGCACATGAACACAAGTCGAAGCGTGTCGGCAAGGTCTTTATCCCCGGAAATCAGATTGCTAGCAGTTGTTCCGACTGGCTCGGTGTACGTGTTAAATTCTACACTACTGTCGATGCAGGTGTTGTCTCCCTGTTGCCTGTCGAGACAACAGGAGGATTTGCCGAACTGGATTGGCAAGCGCTTGATGGACTTAGCGAAGCAAAATTTGTTCGGGTTACCGGAAATGCCACCGCAGACCAAGCTGCACAGGTAGTGACTGCTATCAGTAAATTACGGCAGACTAGCCAAGCGTATGTTATTACTAATGGTGTAAGTATAGCTGCAGAGGATGGTACTGCTGCTGTGTTTGAGACTGCACTGGAAGGTGTGCAAGCATTTAGCGTCATGGCTGCGCTGCGTGAGTTGATGACAGAAGAAGAAATGATAAAACTTGAGGCACTCAATGCTTAATTCGCTCAAACTGACAAATTTCCAACAACATCGTGCACTTGAGGTTAACTTCACTAGCGGACTTAACGTACTAAGAGGCGCTAACGAGGCTGGAAAGAGTGCCACATTTAGTGCCATTGCTTACGCCTACTACGGTGCACGGGCCTTGCCGCTTTCTTTGGAAGACACAGTAACGTGGGGTGAGTCGGTAAACACGCTCAAAGTAGAGCACAGCTTCACGCACAACGGCAACGATTATATCATCACCCGTAAAAAGAGTGGTGCTGAGTTGCTTGGACCTGATAGCTTACGTGTATCAGGCCACTCAGAGGTCACAAGTTACATGGAAGCTCTATTTAACTGCAATATGGCAACGGCTGTAGCCACCATGATTGCAGGACAGGGCCAGCTAAAAGAATCTCTGGACGGTAGTGCAGTCTCGTTGATTGAGAGACTGTCGAATATGGGCTTGATTGACGAACTTGTAGATCGAGTTCAAACACGGCTACCTAGCGGCAACACCAAGATTTTTGAGTCGCAGCTGGAGGCTCTGCCGATTGTTGATGTCCCTGTTGGCGACTTTGGTGCGCTAGAGTCGGTCGTAACAGCTGCTAAACAGGTTGAGTTTGCGGCTTTTGATGCGGCTGATGCTGCAAATGTTGCGTATGAGCGTGCCAAAGTAGAAGCTGAACGAGCTACCTTGAGGATTAATAGCGCAAAGGAAATTACTATACGCAGGAAGATGCTGAGTAATCAGTTGACAGCCGCACAGGAAAGTGCGGTAGTACAGGCACCAGTAACTGATGAAACATCGACTATGGAGGCACTGACGGCAGCTTTAGTTAAGCAGAACTCTCAGGTAGTCGTTGCAACCAAGTGGAAGATGTTCGCAGAGCTTCCAATCGTAGAGTCGTACCTTGACAGGCCTGCGGTAGAGGCCGATGTACTCTCTATTGAGTCAAGCATCACTGCTTGCATGGCTGATGTGCGTAATGCAGAACTTGCACGCGCAACTGCTTTAGCCAAGGTCATCACGCAGTCAGCGTGCGGCTTGTGTGGTAAAGACCTTACAGATGTCCCTGAAGTAGCGGCTGTGAATGCCGCAGCACAGGCAGAGGCTTTAGCTCTCAGCGAAAAAATAGCAGACTTCAAGGCGCAACGAGTTATCCTTGACAGAGATTACGGCCACCTGAAGACTCTGTATGCTGCTGACCACGCACTAGCGCTGAAGATAGCGCAACTTGTTACCTATGTAGATGTTGACAACGCTTACATACCGTCAAAGGTTACGTGGAAAGGTCCAACAGCCGTACAAGAGCTTGACACTAATGACTACGTTAAGCGAATTGACGCGCTACGCAAGCATCAAGCCAAGGTTGCACTGCACGACTCACTAACAACTACGGCATTGGTGACAGCAGAGCATTTAAAGCAGACTATAGCAGAACTACCCACACTGGAAGCGGACCCGGCTGATGCGCTGGCAGCGCCCGCCGCCGCCGCCGCGCTGGTTGAAGCGAGGGCTGCAACCGTTCGGCTGCACACCGCCAAGGCTACCACAGCCGCCGCAATTGCCGCGCTGGCTAGTGCAGTGCAGGCACACAATTATGCGCTGGAAAGGCACGCTGCAGGCCTTGCTAAGCGGGCAGAGTTGATCGCCACGCTGGCAGAGTATGGCGACAATAACAGGCTTATCAAGAAACTCAGAGATGCAAGGCCCGTAGTGGCCAAGAAACTTTGGGGTACTGTGCTTGCTGCCGTGTCAACCTACTTTAGCATGGTGCGAGGCACACCTTCAGTAGTCACCCGAGATGACTCTACATTTCTGGTGGATGGCAAGTCTGTCAAGGCCTATAGCGGCTCTACCAAGGATGCGCTTGGGTTGGCCATTAGGATGACGTTACAGAAAACGTTCTTAGGGAGTCTCAATACCATGCTGGTCGATGAGCCTGCAGCTGCAGCTGATGATGTCAGGGAGACAGCAATGCTTGGTATGCTAGCTTCTTGTGGCTACGAACAGGTAGTGCTTGTCACTCACTCGGACCTAGCTGATTCGTTCGCTGCGAACATTATACGTATCTAACGTAGCTCGCAGACAAGCTTAGGGTTGTTAACATAGTTGTACAGGATGCCGTAGTCTATTTTGAGACTGTCTGCATCCCCTGCTAGTCGGAAAAGATTTCCGTTAATCTTTTCTGGAAGCTGTACGATGGTGGTGCTTGTGTCACTGGTGGAGCCTGCCGCTCTGCCTTTGGCGTTACCACAACCTTGCCCACTTCCCGTGGTGGTGTACTGCAAGCGGTGAGTAGTAGCATAGTTACGCAGGCTGGCAGTGTTTTCAGCTTGAAGTTGTTCACGTTGTTTCCCCAATGCTTCTATCGTATCTTTAAGTTTACCTCTTGCAGTAGTAGCTTCGTCCTGTGCAGTAAGCAGGAGTGCAGCAGCTTCAGCTTTTTGCTTGTCAAGCTTCTCTACCCAAATAGCGCGTTCTGCATCAGCACCTACACCTTGTTCGTGACTACTCCAAGAAAAGTACCCTGCTATTAGTGCCGCTAATAGGACACCATAAGCTAGCAATTTATAGGGCAACGTCATACAGGCTTGTTAAAAAGGTTCTTCTCTGCTGCACGGCGAGTAACAAGTCCTGAAAGCCTTTTACCACCACCGTAAATCCACTTGCCGAACTCAAGTGCTGCACCGATGTAGTCGCCTTTGTTAAGTTTCTTGAGTAGTGTGCTTGTACGCAGGTTGGTTGCACCAGCATTGTATGCGAAGTCGGTCAATGCGTCGTATTGATTCTGGTTAAGTGGTACAGTGACATAGCGATTAACTGCATTCTCATATTCACCAAGCGTAGCAAGCACCATCAGTGCTGCCGTAGCCTCAGAAATTGGTGCATCCTCCATAGTCACTCGTCTGCCGTCAGGGTATCGAGTAGAGCCATAACCAATAGTAGGTACACCGGCTGGACATCTATAAGGTACTGCGCTAAAGCCTTCTGACAACTTGACAAGTTTTACTGCGTTCTGCGAGGCTTTCAAACTTATGCTCTCCACAATTCACTGAATAGCATACTGAATGTAAACAATACACTGATAACAACTGCTGCTATCTTGAGTATCTCTTTCCACGGCTCCGGTATATCAAGCTTGTAAATGAGCAAAAACACTGCACCGAAGATCACAGCATACACAAGTAGCGTGAGTAATATATCAGGCATTACGCTGCAGCTAGCACTACAGGAGGTGCAGTGGGTGTGGTAACCACAATTTGAGGCTTGATAGCTGCAATGGTAGCTGGTACATCTATAGGTGCGATAGTCGGAGTTGGCCCTACTGTATTATCTGCTATAACAATCCCTGCTGTAATAGCAATAACTTCCCTATGCTTAGCTTTAATGTCGAGGTAATACTGCTCAGCAATAGCCCATAGAACAGGGATTAGCACCATAAGGCCACCAATAAACTCAGTTAAAAGATCGTCGGACATAAAGCCTCGTACTGCACCTGTAGCTACAAGCATCGCCCTAATAACGGAGATAAGCGCCAGAATTGTTGGGTTTGTCATTGTGTTGTTCATAGTTTCACCTTATAGTCATAAACAATTATGTCACCAGTGCCGTCAATCGGCTCAACGCCCAACTCAACTGCTACTAAGTACTCTTTACCAGTTGCCCATGGAGTGCCCTTAGCATCCTTTCTGGTTGTCATATAGTTAATAAGCTCACCGATGTCAATTTCCGCTGCAGTGATCGGTAGCTTATCTGGCAAAAATGCAACCATTTTCCAGCCAGTGCCCCATGCACCCCATTGTCCTCCGAAAGTGTAATCAAAGACACCATCTGGTTTTTTAGTGCAGTAAACATGGTATAGCCGACCACCTATAGTGGCGTCGTGGTCATACCAAGTAGGATTACGGCCCTTGTTATGCGCGCCATAGTTGCCCCAATTTTGCAATGGGATCATGATTTCATGCGTAAACGGTGCCGAACTGAAGCCGCGTGTCTGCCCCGGTGTGCTTTGCAACCAGATGTCAAAAACAAGTTGTCCCTGTCCTGTTGGTGGCACAACGTTAGATACAGCAAATTTACATTTGACAGGTGGTAGCGGTAACTGCAGTGGCATGAATGTGCCGGGTGTATGGCCAGTAGGTGCGACGCTTTGAACAACACCTTGAGGTGTAATTACTTGCATACCGTCGATTAGTGCATCACTGCTATAGTAACCCGGCTGTCTACCACCAATAATACTTGAGTAGCTTTTTACCTCTGTACCTACTGGTGCTGGTATAGGCCATCTCCACTTTAAGCGAAATGCTACTTCACCATTTGGCCCCTGCGTTGGAAGAACACCTATCAAAGACTCAAACTGATTTGCAGCAGGGCCTCTAGTAATGCCGTTAGCGCCCCACGGGTTTTCCAGAACAAAAGAGCCGCTAGCGGGGTTACCGAGCAGGGTAATGTATGAACTTCTGTCTGTAACTGGCATCTGAGCAGCTGTAGGGGCACTAGCAGCAGGAACAGGAATAGGAACAGGCACCGGAAGAGGGACCGTAGTAGGGATGGTTACAGGGATAGGCAAGTGCACTTCCCAATAGTAGGTACTTACCGTTGGGTCATACCCCGGATTTGCATACTTGGCCCGATAGAGCTTGCCATCAGAGAAAGCCACAATAGTTCCAGCTGCATACTGCTTGTTTTGCACCCATGACTGGTATAAAGGCGGTGGTGTAGGTGGTGGGGCATTTGGTATGCTTTCCACATATTCAACTGCAACCGCCAGCGCTGCTTGCGCTTCTGGTTTTGTTGGACTAGGCATCAAAAACTCCTTCAAAAGCTATAAAGTGCCTATAGCCGTAGCTACAGGCACGTTTCCGACAGTTAGCGCTTAGGGATTCGTTGGCGCAGCCGGTGGTGTCAGTGCATCAGCAGCCTCGATGCGTGTAGCGAGTGCAGCCACTTGCGCATCAATTTGGTCAAGCAGGGCTTGGTCTTCTGCGGTGATAGCACCCGACGTTGCTTGCAGTTCGGCGACCTTGGCACTGAGTGTGTCAACATCAGCCGATAGGCCTGTCAATGCTGCGTCGATGCGTGCGCTGTACTCAGCTTGTTTCGTGGCAAAATCAGAAATTGCGGTCATGATATGTCCTAGGTAGTGGAAAACACGCGAAAAATTTCGCTTGGTGATGGTGGCATCTTTACTTTTTGTGGCAAAGAATGCCAATATTGTTTCTGAAAAAATCATTTTTATCCTTTAGGTGGGTCGTTCATAAAGCTCCTTTTGTGGTCTACGGGGAAACTATTTATTAGGCTGAATTACAACTGGTGCCTGTGTCTGAGGTGTCGGCTGTACATAGATAATAGGCGGGGATGCAGATAAAGATGGAGTTCCTACTGGCCCTGAAGCCCCTTTAAAGTCTATAATCATAGCTGCAGCAGCTACCACTACCGCTAACACTGCTACTATAATGCCAATATTTGATCTGTTATCATCCTTGTTATCATTACCACCTGCTATTTTACCGCTCATAAGCAGAAGCTGACCATTCAAAATTACTTGCTGGCCCTTCACATCATCAATCTTGTCATTCAGATTACTATTGCTAGTTGCTATATTTATGCTGATCTGATCAATCTGCTTTGTCGTTCCGCTTTCACTTTTTGAAATAGCCAGTGAACTCGATTTATTTTGCTCGCCCACAGCCTCTTTAGCAGCTTGCAAAGCCGCATCCACCGCAACTTTTGAATCTTTTGCTGTCTGTTCTGCTCTGGTATCCCTCTCTACGAACTGCGTCTGAATGCTGCGGAACTTTTCGTCCTGCAGTTGCTGTAAATGATCCACTTGTGTTCGTATAACTACTGCGCGTTCTGCTAGAGAGTCCTGCAACATCGCTATCAGGCGATCATTACCGGCTATCCGCATGTCCAGCACTTCGCGCAGCGCATGAACTTCACGCAGCACCATATCCGTTGTCAGAGGTGTTGGGTCTGGTATTGGCAGCATATTACCAGAGGACTTTGGGAAGGTCATATAGACGCCGATAACAGTTAGTTATATCCTACTAGCAAAAAATTCTTTTGTGATGTCTTTACCGATTGTCAAGCAGATAGCTGCAAAGTGATGAGGCCCAAACGTAGCAGACGCTTTAAGGAATGGATGACCTACCCACTGATTACAAAATGCCTTGTCAGCGTCAGGAGAGCCGGGAAGGCACGTTGCGAGAGCACCACGGCTATCGTATGGCATCCCAACTGTCATAGAAAGATAATCCTGTGATAACTCTACGTCCCATTGAGGTACATCAACCATAATCCAATGTAGCGGGTTTAGCGTAGTGATCTTAGAGCGGACACCCTTATCCATATACGATGCACTAGCAATTGTCACAGAGCCATCACTAAACTCTTCGTGAATAGCTTCTACATGCACAACGTTAGAGTAAGGCCCCTTCTGGAACTTCCTTGTCAGAATCGCACTAAGCTTAACAAGAAAGGCTGAGTCAGCGTGATTACCTATAAATAAAGCAACTCTCATGTGGGCATCTCAGTAGGATTTCTAGTATTCAATAGCTCTGTTGCTTCTGGACTAGCGCTATCTAGTGCTAACTGCGCTGCCGCCCTCTCTGCCAAGTCTATCTCTACAAGATCACTGTTTCCTGTAGGCGTCGTAGAGTCTAGAATAACCAGTGGCTGTCTTAGCCTGAGCAATGATGGTTCAAGATCAAGAACTTCCTGAAGGAGAATCATGTCAAGTCTTGCCTGTACAAGTGCTAAGCCTGCATTTTCTGTAAGAACTTTGACCTCTTCAATTTCTGCCATTTCAGATGCAGTTGCTGGCCTCATGCGTGATATGTGTCCAATCATGATTGTACGTAGCTCTTGTTGCCTATCAGCCGATACACCAGAGCCAACGAGTGCTCTCACGTAGTTGTTCAAATCTGCTTCGCTCCACACATCGTTACCCATCATGTTGACAAATCGCAGCATAATCTCATTCCTTTTTGGCGGTTATCTGGACCCATGCAGCAGAGCCGGGAGCTACTGCAAAGCGTATGGTTTCCCTAAATCCGTCAAAGTTTCTAACAAAATCCTTGGTTGGCCCTTCACGCTTAGATGCACCAGCCGATAGCACCTCTGTCGCCGTCCATCCTGCAGGCGTCTGAAATGTTGACTGACCAATAGCCACCAGATTTGCAGTAGCCGTTGCATTAGCACTCATGGTATAGATAGCACCATTGATGTTTGTAATTATGGTGTTGACAGGAATACCAACACCTGTAATACCCATTCCGATGTAAGGCGTACCTATAATAGAGGCCACTACTGTCAACTGATTGCTCAGGTTCGTCGTAGTGGCCGTAAAGCCCACTGCGTCAAAATCAAACACCGTAAGCGTCTTACTGGCCTTGGCTGCTGCCTCCGCTCTACGTACCAGTTCATCTCGCAATCCATAGGCCGGGACCGTAACATCAACACCGGGGTTAGCAGTAATACGTGATAGTAACTTAACGCCTGATTGCGCTCTAACATTGCTGAAGTTACCAGAGCTAGGTGTTCCCGTAGCAGTACGTATCAAGCCTGTGAAAGAAGACTCATTTCCTGCCTGAATTGCTACCCACTTGTCCAACTGTTCATCGTAAGCAAGGTCTGCAACAGCTGTGGCCGCAGGTAAGGTAATCTGCGCACCGTCACGGAACATTTGCTTTTCTTGCTCATACATGAACACCGCCTGTTCGGGAGTAGGTAGTGTTGCACCGACTTTGAGCAGGGCTATGCTGCCGGGGAATGGTGCGTCTAGGGTGCGGCTGTTGCCGATGGTCAGCGTGGCAGCGGCGTTGTTCAGCGTCAGTAGCGGCGCACCAACAGTGCTTGCCACCTCAAGCCCGTTGACGCTGATTGCCAGTCGGCCAGCGCTGTAGTTCAAGCGTGCCTTGGTAGGTGTGCCGGTGTTGTAGGCTGCTGTCGTGGTGACCGTGCGGGTGGTTGTGCCGTCATAGAGCGTAGCAACTAATTTGGCATTTCCATCCATACCCAACATGAAAGACGGTCCGGTAGCTGCGCTGCGATCCACTAAAGCGACAGTACCGTTATAGGCCGTCGTTAAGCCGGGCCTGTAAGGCTGTAGTAGGCCCGGTGAACACATGGCACCCCAAACGTATATGCCAGAAACTCCGTCACCAGTATACAGCGGTGTGATGGCGTTTAAAAGTATGCGAATCTCAAATTCACGAACTGCTGCAAGGCTGATCACGGAGACTGAACACCTATAAAAGCCGTTCAAATCAGCCGTGATTGTCCCGCCACCTGATACAGCAGTTCCTGACGACAGATCAAATATGGCTGAGAAACCTGTCCCACCTGATTGAAAACTATTAATAGCGAAAAACTGTCTTCCGGCAGGTTTGGCATAGACAGAGAATGTATATAAGCCTGCTACGAACATAGGAAGTTGAAATACCCTATTCACAATAGCTGCCGATGTACCTTCAGAAAGTTTGTCAGCAGTCGTGCTACCGTCTGGTGCAACCGTCGCATTGGCGGTTACTGTAATGTTGGATTTAATCCAAACCGCATTGTCAAACTGCTCTGGAAACAGCATAAGACTGCTAGGGCCATAGCCAGTGGTGTTAACCCAAACACTCACACTCAAATCATTCGTACCTACATCCAGATCAGCGCTGTATGTCTCTCTAGCATAGTTGGCAGGACTAAAACCGCTGTACGCAACAAGCTGACTCCCGACACCGACTGCACTTTTAACTAGCGTTCCGAAAATGTTTGCGCCTGCTGCTTTGTAGGAGCGGTCTGCGATGACTTCTTTGACGCTAACGCTGTCTACCTGATATATGCCGAGTACAGTGCCCGCCTTAAAGTAGCTAATCCATAGTTGAGCGCTGGTAGCTACAATAACTTTGGAGTAAGTTGAAGTGTTGCTCACTGACGGCACTGTGAAGTATTCAGCACCACCAGCAGCTGTCCCAACTGTCACCGTTGCCGGTGAACCGCTCTCCGATAGTCCTACGAAAGTGATGTTGTATGCTTTTCCCACCGTCACATTAACTTGTTGCCGAATGCGTGCGATGCCAGCTATGTCCACAGGATTAAGTGTCACCACCCCTGCTGAAACAGTGGCTGTTGCACTTCCTGTATTTATAAGTGTCCACCCCGCCGTATCAACATCAAACGTCCCATTAGTAACCAACTCAGTCGCGCTAATACTCTCAACAATAGTATTGGCTAGGTAGCAGCGGCGGATGTCACCTGTCATGTAGCCGGTGTTGTACCTATCTGCAATAGTAGCCTGCAACCGAGCCGCAACGCTCTGAATGCCTGTACGCACAAAGGTAAGCTCAGGTAGTGCCGGGCTACTAGACCCAAGACCTATAACAGATTTACTTGCCGCTAGTCTGAAGACCCATCCATCACGAATTGGAATACCTCCAAGGAATCCAGTTGGTGACGCAATTACGCCAGCAGATATTGAAGCATTGCTGTAAAAATAAGCAGAGCCTATACTGGCGTTGCGACTTACCCATAACCCACTAGGGCTAAATACAGTGTAAGCTACCGATGTAGGGTTAATAGCGCTACTTATAATCGTGCCATCATGCCGAATAATGCTAGTTCCGCCTTGTGTCCCTACAGCGATAGTAGGAACTTGCAAGCCGGTAGCGATGTCAATAGGGGCGTCAGGTAGCACGGTCATGGCGACGGCGTTTACATCACGCGAGGCGATAGCTGCTGGAAAATAGTTAAGTGTCGCTATCATTCCCGCCGTGGAGTTTCTCAGAGACACCACCTGAATGTTGTAGCCGGTAGTTGACCCGTTGTTGCTTACCGTGGTGTCTTTGGCAAAATTGATCTGCACAAAAAGACCAAATGAGACATTCGACGCGCCAACGCACATCAAGCCGTTAATAGCGGCCACCGAACCAATAGTTCCTGAAAATATCGCAGCCTGCACACTTGTGCCAATGGTCTTGAACCGCATCCACATCGGACAGCCCTTCTCTGTCAGGTCATATATAGTGATACTACCGGCTTCGGCCACAATAGCCGAAAGCCGTGGAAACTTGGCCTTGTTGCCACGGAAGACCTCAACTAGCGTTCCGTAGGTAGCGCCCAGTTTGTAGAACTTGCCGTCTGCACTGGACTGGTAGTAGCTACCAGCTTGGGTGCTGTAGGGGACGTAGGGAGTGGCTAGAGTGGTGATCTGCTTACAGGAAACAGCAGAGAAAAAAGCCGTATTGCCGATCACAGCGCCGAAACTTGTAAGGGAGATATAAGTCGTCGTCCCTGTCGCGACAAAAACAAACTGTAGTGCGGTATTGGTAGTCGTTGGCGCTGCGACTGACCCTATATTAAAAGCCCCCGCAGTTGTGCCTACCCACAGGCGGGCATCAGTGGCGGTGCCTTTTCTGGCGGTTACATTGATAGAGTAAGCCTGCCCGATAACTGTAGTAATGGCTTGTGAGGCGGAGCCGTTCGCGGCTGTTCCCGCTGTGACTGTGATTTCACTAACAGTTGATGCCAGCGTTGCGCCGTTTGTTGCAGTCCACCCCACCGTCCCACTATCAAACCCACCATTACTAACAAGCTCAGGCGATGCTGAGTAGGTAGATGGTAGAGCGCCGACCCTGTTTAACTTCGGTGCATAGATTTCAATAGTGGCTGGTGACCCTGCATCTTTACGCACAGCTATAGAGTCGGAAGTCGCTGTTGGAGTTTGTATCAGTTCAAACTTTTGCCAAATTGTCGTGATGTTGGCCGTCAAGTTAGCGGCGGCATAGTAAGGGTTGCCAATAATCAAGGTGCCGGGCGTGTCAGACCGCAGCCATACTGAACGAATATTCGGCTGTCCTGTAGGCACAACTACACTGCCATTACTGTTAGAAAAGCCTGCATTTACCGCAGCGCTCGACCAGTCTATCTTCTGTGCGGACAAACCCCCAATAGGGTCACGCACATTGCCGATGACTGATACACCTACACCTTTTATCCATGCTGCATTGTCAATTTGCTCCGCATACGGCAGCAGGTTATCGCCACGCGCTAGCAATTCCGAAGCAAACCCACCTGTCAACCATGCACCACACAAAGGCTCATTCATCCATGACGTATGTTGCATACGCTCCACCCATGCACCACCATCGCTATCCCTACTGGTGTCATAGATAAATAGCGCTGTGACAGGATTCGGCGAACGATGCAGTGCCGTGCTGATAGCGCTCAGGTCTTGCTGCAATACCGAGCTAGCAGATACTGCTGCAGTTTGAGCAAGCTGTGTCTGTGCCGCAGCCGTAATCAGCGCTGCATTCATGGCATTCGTTGTGCCATAGATAGCCAGTGCCTGTGAAGCGTTGTTTAAAGCTTGCTCAGCACTAGCAGAAGCTAAACCTCTGTCAGTACTGGCAAAAGCTGCGGAAATAAGAGCGGCAGCTGCACTGCGAGCAGCATCACCAGCTGACGCATTAGTAGCGAAAACTTCGGCAACCCTTGCGATTATGTCGGTCTTAACATCACTAACTGCTGCAAGAAGCGCAGTAGTGTTGGTGTCAAGGACATTTACTTGTGCCGTAAGGCTTTCAATTGCTGTAGGCATTATGGGTGACTCGCTATGTATGACATAAACATGGTTCGTAACTCTTGAACGTTATTTATACTATTGATGTAGGCTTGGGCTACACCTGACTGCGCGATTGCAGCCATAACGGAAGAGTCTAGATTTTGCTGCGCGGCAGCGGCAGCAGCCTGTACGCCTAATAGGGCTATCTGAGATGCGTCTAGAGTTGGATAAGGTTCTGCATTTATCAGTTGCTCTATTGGAATAGGTATGGATGAGTCAACGTCTGGAACGACTATCACTACATCTAGCAGTTTGGCGTAGCGAGTTGCCTTAACTGAGTAGCTGGACGAAGCGCTGCCTCTTGCATTCGGCCATAGGTTCAAAGTTACCGTACCAGTGCTATCTGTAAATGCTTTAACAAGCGCAGGCACAATAACACCATTGTCTATCTCGTAGTTACTTAGGCACGCCTCTACGCAGGCGTTGACAATAGAGATTGAGTCAGGGCCTAGGAGCTTTACTTCGACTTTCACAGTTTTGAGTGTCATTATGAAGTACGCCTTGGTGTGCTTTGGCACGGATTATAAATGTTACTGCTTAAATTACAGCAAACAACCTTGGTAATACTGCCTATTGGTATCGACAACGCAGGCTAAAATATCTGCCAAACAGTAGTGAAGTCATAGACTACTACCCATCCTCCAACTCCATCACTATACTGATAGACCATATCCCATAGACTACTGCCATCTGGCCATTGTGCAGTAGCGGCTTGAAATGTGTATTTACCCTTATTTACAGCCTGATCTGGAATAGTAGCTGTTACTGCAGCAGCTATAATTCCATCAGGTGTCCATACCTGACTGCTTATAGACCAGCCAGTTAGGTCTACCTGTAGTCCATCTTTTGCAACACTAGCGCTAAACTGAAATGGGGCTGTTTTTACGACTGTAGTTATTAGTTTTGCCACTGCTATACCCCTAGGTATACTTCAGGCCATCCGTTGCTAAAGTCATAGCTAGCCGGGTCCAGTGATAGTTTTATTGCGCTATAGTGTGCCTCACCTGCAGCGAAGATAGCCATTCCTTGACTAACACCGGCCTGAAATATTTGAGAAGCTAATGCTTGTGTCATTGTCACCTTACTACCATCCATAGTTTTCCACTGTACGGCTGGAACATTGGCTCCTAACAGAACTAAACTCATTTGCTGTCTCTGACTTGTGGAATCTGAATGAAACCATTTAACAGTGCCGTTTACTGTAACTTTATAACCGCCGTCATTAGATAACCGTTCACGCTCTGCCTTAACACCAATCCATGCTGCTTGTCTTGCAATATCAAGCGTATCTACGTGCTCTACCCATGAGTGCCCTTCTGGTAGAGTATCGTACATACCAAGTTGGAAGTTAGCCCTTACGACTTGGCCGTTAGTATCTAGTTGGTCGTACATCGTCTTATGGATAAATGTATAAATGGAAGTACCACTCTGTATAGCCACTTGTCATACCATCGCTTGCAGTACAACGTAGCGTCGCATACGCATGTTCTGTAGATGGTAGTTCAGGGCCTGGAAAGGTGTATACAATAGAGCCATTACCAAACTCTCTATCAGTAAATAAAAAGCCTGAAGGGTTTGATTGCCATGTCCAACTATACGTCAAAGGTATCCGTCCACCACTAGTTGAACATTGAAAGCTGATATTAAAGGTACGTTGCGAGCTTCGATGATTATCTTCAAATGCACCGTTCCAGTTCACACTTATAGGCTGATAGCGGCAGTCATTAAGGCTAATAATTCCTGAAGGCCTACTGGTTAAATTCCGTACTCTACTATCGTTAAGATTTAGGCCATTAGCGCTTATTCCCAAGTAAGCTGCTATATCAGTAATAGAGATAGTACCGTATGATGGTAAAGCCATATCAAGACCCTATCAACTGTTGAAGTAGCAATATCTGCCTCTGCTGCTCTTTAACCGCCTCAATCAGGACTGGTATCAATTTCTCATAAGCTACCATCTTGTAGCGTTCACCATCAATTGCAATTGACTCTGTTACTATTTCTGGAAACACAGCCTCTACGTCATTAGCAAGTATCCCAATGTCAGGCTTTCCAGCCTTGGCTTCCACATGCTGAATGTTTTTTCTCCACGTAAAGTGTACACCATTCAGCTTGCATAGTTTATGTACAGAGTCTTCTATAGGTCTTATGTTCTCTTTAAGCCTAGGGTCCGAATAGGCTGTCACATTGCCAGCTGCAACCATATTACCAGAGGGGTCTGTATACCAAGACCATGCTGCACGCGACCATCCACCAATACCTACGTATCCATCTCCACGCACTGCAAGGTGGGTAGCGTAGCTGTCGTGGTATAGCGTATAACCTGCTAAATTACCATCGCCAGCACCAGAACTTCTAGCTGTAAAACTACCAGCGGCTGTAGCGCCAAGAGCCATAGTAATTGCTGCCGACTTCCCTATTATCGGATTAACCTGTTGTGTACTACTCAGTTGAGAAGCAGTCCCAATAAAAGAGGGTGCTGTAATAGCTCCAGTATTGACATCAATAGTAATCACATCTGCACCAGTTGCAACACCGTTACCTGTTGTCTGTACTAGACCAATCTTGTCTCCTGCACCTATGTGCCACATAGCAGCAATTGCGCCAATCTTGTGAAGCTCAAGCTTTGGTTCAGCTAATGACGCAGCCGTAAAATACCCCAAAGTAGCTGCTTTTGCTACACTGGCTGTAGCTGCATTCCCACTAATATTTATAGAGTATAGTGCTTCTAAATCAGCCCAACTTATGCCGTTATATTTCTGCCACTTTTTTGCAGCAGAGTTCCACTGAATACATCCTGTGGGTGTATTGATCTTTGTACCTGTAGTCGAAGGGTCGAACCCTTTTGCTATTTCATTAAGCGTAGTATTAAGCGCTGGTAACAACAGTGCATAGTTATCAGAAATTATAGGCTTGAGGAAGTCGGTTGACATTTAATAACCTTTCACAGTCCAAGAGAAACTACCACCGACATCAGTGCCAGCTAGATTATAAAGTCTAACTATAAAACTAGTTGGGCTTACACCACCAGCATATATTACTACTGGAATCAGTGGTACACTGCCATTTGGCTGCACTGTTGGCGTATCAGCCGATAAGAACGGATAACCAAAGTTTACCGTAGTACCTCCAATAGCTGCTATGCCAGCACCATTATCTCCACGTTGCTTAATGCTTAACTTTATACTTAAGCTATTAGCTCTGAGCAAGTTGGCTCCCGCCGTTGCAGTAAACGTATACGCAACTTTAATGTATCTGAAGTTAGTGGCCAACATAGAAGTAGCACCAACAGGGCCGTCAATCCACACATCCCCCGATAGCAGTTTGTAGCTAATAGTGCAACTAATGCCAACTGTACCAGAGATAACTGTAGAGCTTAGTAGGACAGTTACATTTGTTGCCGGTAAATTGCTACCGTAGTCAATTACCTCTGTATAGCTACCAATCGTCAGGCTTGGGTTGATATATATTGGAAAGCCTGCTACAACCTGTGCATCAGGCGTAGCAAACCCATTTACAGTATAGTGTTCACTCCATGACTCCGTTGTGTTGATTGGTAACAGCAAACTAGAGACATCATCTACAACGTTAACTCTTCCATCATACCCTGTCGGTGGTGCATAGGCAAATTTAGTACCCCCAAAATTACATAGTAGATTGGCGCTAGCTGACGGTAGTGACAACATTGGAAACCACGGTCCTACTCCAACAATCTTAGAAGGCCCTTGCTGCGTTCCATTCTTGAAGAATGTAACAATGGAATTTGCACCGAGTGTGAGGTCTACAGCTAATCCAATAGTATCTCCTATACCCCATGCTTCACCAAGCGGTGCTGAAGTGGCCCCTGCATACCTAGAAGTTCCATCTGCGCTCCAATATCCATAACCATTTTCGTCAAGGCCAACATAAATATTTAGATTAGCAGCTGCTTTTCCTATTCCAATAAGAATATCAGCACCAGAAAGTACTGTAACTTCCCAATAGTCTTTGACATTGCTTAATCCAGTAACCCCTCTAACACTTCCATATCCAGTACCGATAGCTCTTGTAGCTTGCAGCCCATTAAACACTGTAACGTCAGAAGCCTTGTCAGTATAGCTAAGGCTATTAGTATTACCACCCTCAAAATTGCTATCAATACTAGCGCGTAAAACATAGTCAGGAGGCTGATTAATCATCGCCTGAACTGATATGGGTATGCCAAAGTTGCCAGCGCTGTCTACAGCTGTAATCCAGTAGTTGTAAATACCACTCTGCTGTTCAAAAACAGTAGTAAATGTACTATTTCCATTACTGCCAATCACAACTGCATCAGCCCATGCAGCACCCTTACGAGCCTCATACCTATCAATAGGAAGACTTCCAGTAAGCGGCGTACCCCAATAGATAAGAGCGTTATTGTCAATAACATCTACACGCATATTTGGAACAGAGCCGGGACTTGCTATTCTGATAGTGACAGTTCCTGCTGCACCAACGTTACCTATAACGTCTATAGCTGCAATCCAGTAAATCCTATCACCACCAAAATCAGCCTTCCGTCTATGAGATGTTGACTTTGTAGTGCTAAGCAATGTACCAAGTGCCCATGTTGCGCCGTGTCGTATCTCATACCTATCTACCAAAAAGCCGCTAGTTGGAATAGACCAGCGAAGGACTTCATCAGGCCCTGCTAGCTCATAAGTCATAGCTGGTGCAGAAGGTGCTGGCACAATAACATTTACATCTCGTGATGTACTGCTATAGTTTCCGTTGACATCTACAGCCTTAATCCTAATAACCAGTGTTCCGGCTTGTTGCATTGCCCACATATACTCGGAAGCCTGAAGACTGGCAACATTTACAGCAGTCTCCCATGAGTCTCCACCAACTCTAATTTCATAAGTAGCGACTTCCGGCCACACTGACCACTTTAGCTTAATACCAGTCGGTAAAATTGTATAGGAAGCGCTAATAACATCAAATGGTCGTACAACTGTTATTGTGGTTTGCGACCACATACCTTTAGCCATACCTACCGCAGCAACCCTGACAATAGTATTTTTTCCGTAGACAGCTGTTGCTACAAAATTGGTTGCACCAGTTTCTCCAACTCGTTGCCAAGCTCCATTGCCCTCGGACATCTCCACAAGGTAGTGGTCTGCCCAAGGGCTAGGGTTCCAGGTAATAACTGCCTTATTCTTCACGTTAAACGCAAATCTTGCGGTAAGACCAGTCACTACTGGCTTACTGGTGTACCCTGTAAGCTGGCTAGTAACCATTGGTGGAGCTATAACCCCGCTCTCTGCTGTATGCACGTTATCGTCTTCAACTACAGCTTCAATGCTTACTTTATGTATACCATCTGGTTTTATGGATAATATTAGCGCACGGGTACGGTAAGTTTCAGCCCAACCAAACGCATAGTGCGTCCTCTCTTCACTATCGCCTATGTACGGCACAAAATCAGAAGCGCCGATAATTACTTGGTGACCGTCATAAATAGACGGTAAAACGGTGTAAGGGCCGGACACAGTACCATCTCGCCTACGTAAAGCGATATTATGCGTACCCTCTCCCCACTCTGGAATTTCACTTAACGTTAGAGTCTGTTGTGTAACAGCCGTATCAACTGTCTTAATAGTCGGTGTCGCAAAAGAGCCTAACTCAAGTTGTACTCCAGATATGATAATTTGCGCAGCACCTTTCATTGCTATATCAATATGTGGACTTGATGTAGCAGTTTTTGTGAAACTAAAATTTGTCAAATTACTGGATAGCACCGCTGGAACAGACATCCCATCACCAAAGTCGCATAGTATTCCGGGATCACCTATAACAGACTTTGCCCAAAAAGATAAGGTATAAGTTAAACCTGCAGTTGTAGGTACTCCTTGTCTTAATATGCTTGCCGAACTACTAAAGTTTACAAGCGCTGCCGTCATAGTTCCATCTTGCGCCATAGCTGCATTTGGTGTAACTGCAGCACCTAGTGACTTTTCCCACACAGGATTATCAAGTTGGCCTGAGTACCTTAATAGGTTAGTTGCAGTATTTACTGCTGCCAATTCTCCACTCTGACCCCAACCCGGCATATCATGCTGAATAGCAATCAAGTCTCCGTAACTTGGGATAAAGCCATCCATCTCAGCGCCAAACTTTACCATCCTCCTACGGTAGCGATTGCTGGCAGCTTGGTACATGCCTTCTCTATGAGCATGATTCCTATCTGTAACTCCAAAAAGCTCTACCTTAGCAGGCTTAACTGACAGGCTTGATGGAAGTTTTGCTTGTACCTTTGCCTGTGCCCATGTAGATTGATCAAAATACTTTACATCAACAGCGTCTGCTGTTTCATTAGTCGGCATTAGGTAGTCTATTGCGAAACTTCCCTTTGATATATTCCGCATAGAGAACATAGCAACTGGCAGTGTTTGAGCTTGATCGCGCTTAAACCGTATAACACCCCCCTGCATAAAAGGTTTAGTGCGTCCAGCTTGAGCTATTTTTGTCACAGCCTCCCAAAAGCTCAGGAAATTATCGAAGCGCGCATTAAATTGATCCCCGCGTGCAGCCCATACCGAATCCAGTGTAAGAAGAGTTGCTAGATCAATTTGTTGGTCTGTCATGCCTACCTGCTTACAAGCATAGGCCAATGCCCATGCTATCGACGTTGTAGGCGTCAAGTCACTCCACGAACTGCCATTCCATATAGGTAACTTCCTAGTAGCAATAACATTAACTTTCCTAGATGCCTGTGCGCTAAGATTATTACTGGCCTTCATACGCATAGCTATTACAGTAACATCTCCAAACGTTCTTGTATCATGCAGATAGCACCTAAGACCTGCCCACGTTACGCTGTGACCGTATCGAGTGGAGGTCTGTTCAACGTCAACCCTACGTGCACGAACTTGATAGCGACCTTGCGTTACCTGCACACGTTCCGAATTTGCTTGTGGTGTTGTAGTTGCTCCTGCGTACACCTTCGATACGACATCAAACCATACACCTGATATTGGCGCACCTGTTGCGCTATCAACTAGTCTTGCCTGTGCGTGTACGTGCAATGCCACTTGCCCAAGGCTACCATCATCATTGGCGTAATATAGTCCCTTAGGGCAAATGAAATCAAAGCCTAAGTAATTGGTCAGGGTATCAGCTGCCGATGCAATAAACCCTCCAATCCACGGAGATATATTACAGGCCCCACTACTATTTACAGATGACGAAGCCGTAATAGAGAACCTATCAGCATCTAATATAGTAACAATGTAGCTGCCATCAGCTGCTACAACTACAGGTGGTACTGTGTATACTGGATTAAAATGGCCATCAACCCAATAAGCATAGTCATTATCACCGGAGCCAGTTGACTCACTATGTCCTTCTATCCACTCTCCGCCAGCTAGATAGCCTGCAGTAGAGTCTACTAAAAAGTCTATGAAGACTGTCATGCCTGTAGCAAGCCCGTGAGCCATTGCTGTGACAACTACATCAAACCCTGCCGCAGTATATGCTCCAGCATAGCATGTAAGCTGCTGTCCAGCAACTTCAATACTACTAACTACATTAACAGGAAACAGCGTTACAGCCTCACCCGGACCTTTAACCTCATAGCTAATATCCTCAAATGAGCCTACTAGAGAGTCTTCAATCCTCACTGACTCTATGGCATATTGACCTCTGCCTATCACTAAAAGCTGATAAAGATACTGCTGGTTGTTGGCGAACTCTTGATAAGGCTGTGAGCCAAAATCAGGGAATGCTATATGTCTACCAAAATGCTCAGTAATTGCCGATTCAAGCCTAGCGCTGTTACCTTGTGCACCTAAACTATAGGTTGGACTTGCTGCTGCCAGTGCGGCCTGTTGCTGCGCTGATGTAGCTTTTGGCGGTGGTAGCATAGCGTTAATTAATGCAGAACCTGCAAAAATTATACCTACCTGTAGGCCTGCTATAACCATACCAGCATTAGCAGCCACAAATGTCCCGCCCATACCACTGTATAAACCTGCTGCCATACCTCCCGAGAAATACGTCAAGGCTGCTATAAGCACTACAGCTAGAACAGCTTTAGAGCCTCCACCACCACCTTGAGGTAGAGCGTTAACGTCAATAAAAGCTAGGTCATGGCCCTCTTCGAGTACAAGTTCCCACTCTGCACGTAATACGGGTTGACCGTCAAGAAAGGCTACAAAAGGCCTATTCCAGTCTATAGGTGCGAGTGCGTGAATAGTATTAGGCTCTGTATTCAGTACCTCACGCGCCTGCGGAAGCATCGCATTTTTTAGGTAGACGACCGTACTCATTTGCTGAACCTAAAAAACTCACGATTACCGAACCCACTAGTAGCCCATGCAGCATCATGTGTAAAAATAACTCCAACTCCACGCACTGAGTGCAGTACACCACCGCCGTCTATTTGTAGCCAAGTGCCTATATGTAGTGGGTTTCGTATTATTACAGCACACCCATGCTCAGGCTTGTCGATACGAGGCCAACGCCTGCGTTCTTCATGCGTGCCAAAAAGCTGCACAAGGCAGGCAGGATCATCGTAGTCGGGTGCAATGATTGTAGGTACAGCAATGCCAAAGTGTTCTCCCTGAAGACGCCGAAAGAACCCCATACAGTCGTAGGCATCAGGGCCTTGCGCGCCTGCTACCCATGGAATTCCGATGTAGTCTGCAAAGATCACGGAGCAAGTCCCGGAAATACTGTTGTGTCAAACTCGGTTGTAGGAAATCGAATATTCATCAAGTTTGGAAAACTTGCTACTGCTGACACCCTCATAGTCGTGGCGCTAACACTCATAATAGTCATGGTTAGTGGCGGATTATTTTGTGGTGCACTTAGGTCAGTACTAATAAATTCTCTATATGTGCATTGAACCAAATCTGTAGTGGCAATTGACGCCTCAATATTAGCAACAATACTCCTATCTACGTTGTCAATTTCAATAGTTATTTGAGGTATACCAACAGAGTTAACCTCTGGCTTTGTAAAGTCAAATGCAAATGCAATGAAGTCTACTAATTCACCGGGATTAACTGCTGCTGTTGATTCAAGTGTCGCTGATAGGTCTACAGTATCGTGTACAACCCTAATTGGCGCATCAAACGCTGGATGTCTGAGTTCGATAGTGTGATAGATAATTACGCCAGCAGGCGCGCTAGCATAGGCTTCACGTATAGCTTGTGACAAAACACTATCAGGCATCAGCGTAATTCCACTTCGCCAGTAACAAGCCAGCGTAATACAGGGAGATAGACTATATTGGGGACTCCAACAAACCTTGCCGACATCTCTTTAAATCCTATAGTTCCTACAACAAGACTGATTGTAAACCACATAGCACCACCGGCTATGTCTGTTTTAAACCATGGACGATAAATGGCTAATTGCTCGTCTGTCATCTCCCAACCTAACTTTACCCTATCAGTATTTGCTGTAGTCACATGCCTTACTCTTGCAGGCCCTTTCTCCATATCAGTCCTGATAACCTGCTCTTGTGGTTTTATCTCGTATCCATTAGATAGAGGTGCTGGTAGAGTAGAGGGCCATGATGCCATTTTAGTAAGCTCCTGCTACTCGGTTAAGACCATAAGTTGTTGACATTGCATTTGGTACTGACCCGGAACCACGATTGATGTCAGTTGCTATCGAGGACTTAACCTTTTCAACAAATACATCAATAACGCTTGCACCACCACTATCTTGTCTAGTCTGCTGTGTACCAGCTTTCGACCTATCTTCAATAACATTAACAGTAACATTAACTGTGCCGCCAGTACCGGACGACTGCACACCAAGTTTTCCGTTAGCTCCGCGTGTCAGTGGCATGATCGCCTCAGGCCCTGCCTCAGCAAATACACCAGCACCTCTAGCAAACATAAATGGTGTAGGTGTGTCACGCACTTGACCTGAATAGGCACTAAGGCTATTAGAACTATACACATTCCCTTTTGCAGTATACTCAATAGTGGAAGCTGCAGTACTAGCTGCTGCAGTTGAACCTCCGCTAAAATACGCTCCAACAGCTTTGCCTAACCAAGACATAACGCCGCTATTTCCACCCATTGAAGCCTGCAGTTGCATACGAACCATATCAGATATAACAGAGTTAGCTAGGCTCTTGAAGTCAAGTTTGCCTGTCATGGCAAAGCTGACTAGTGCATCTTCCATCCCTTGAAATGCTTTTGTAACGAGGCTCTCAGTCTGTTTAAATACATCGCGGGACTTGTCACGGTAATTATTTAGGGCCTTCTCTGCGCCTTTTTGCCAATCTAGCTCAATTATCTGAAGCTTTGCGTACTTTTCTTTGTAGATAGCCAACTCTACTTCGGTAGCATCTTTTGCTTGCTTAACGTCAAACTCATACCTGCCTGCTGGAAGTGTTTTATATTTTTCAAGCTCATTGTCTCTGGCTAGCTGCCTCAACTTGGCCATACCTTTATCTTCAATTGCGTTTATTGCAGTATCATTAGCGTTAGACTTATCTCCAGCACTTATGCCTGCTATCTCTCTTGCAGCCTGTTTATTAAGTAGGTCTATGTACTCTTTTGCCTGAGCAATTGCATCAGCCTTGTGCAATTTTTCCTTATGAGCAATGACCTCTGCCTGATTACTTAAAGACTGCTCTTTGTCAAAGCGTTCTTGAGATGCCGCATTTAACAAGCCTAGTATGCGTGTCTGCTCAAGTACGTGATTCTTTCTGAGTCTAGCAGCTTTCTCATACTCATCTATATAGTTTTTCTCACGCTTAGCAAAGACTTCATTCTCCTTTTGCATCTCAATCGTAACGGCTTCGGCACTTGTTACTTTTCCCATAGCTTCAAGCTGCTTTAACTCCGAGTAGAACTGCTTACGGTCTACAAGCATTGCTTTATCTGCATCCTTGTTTTTCTGCATCTCTGCTTTAACAAGGTCGTCAGCTTCTGCTACACGCTCTGCTGCAGCTTTTCTATCTGCTGCCTTAGCTGCCGTTGCAGCAGTTTTCGCGGCTGTTGCAGCATCCTTAGCAGCTTTTGTTACATCACCCGCAGTTTCTGTGTCTACACCGGAAGGCTTTTTACGTTGAAGTTCAGAGTCTTTCGCTGCTGCATCAGCGGCATCTTTTCTTAAAACAGCTACTGATGCTAGATCAGTACGTATACTATGGCTTCTGAAATCCCTGTCTGTCTCAATTTCAACCTTCTTAATGCGAAGTCTTTCAGCAGCCTCTGCCCGATATGCCTTCATACCTACAGGATCGCCTGTACTAGACATAGCCTTATCAACCGAAGCAAGATCGGCGTCTACTTCGGCAAGTACTAACCTGAAATCTGCCCATTGGTTGATGCGAGTAATCATTGCCTCGCCCTCTACCCTCGCATTAGCCTGCTCTTTTGTAACCATAGTGGCACGTAGTGCAGCAGCCTTGTCAAGGTGCTCCTTCTCCGATGTGAAATTCTTAACCTTTTGGTCATCGAAAGCCAGCCTCTGCTCCACTAAGGCCTTTGCCTCAATCTCTGCATTAGACTTTTTAATAGTAGCCATTGTCCTAAGTGAAGCTAACTCTACCGCTACTTGGTCCCTCTGGCTATTCATAATACTCTCAGCAGAGCCTATCTTATTCTTTGCAACGTCACCGTCAGCTTTTAGTTGCTTAGCAGCTGACTCTTGTGCAGCGGTGCCTGCTGATTGGTACTCTGACGCAAGTTTGAATACGTAACCAATTGCCGTGACTACTGCTGCCGCAACAAGGATAAGACCTCCAGTACTGATAGTCAAACCTATACCCATAGCAACAAGCTCTGCATTCATGGTAGCAATTGCGCCAGTAAGCCACAAAGTCGCAGCGGTCCATAGGCCTGTAGTAGTGGCAGCAACACCTGTTGCAGTGGCAGCAACACCTGTTGCAGCAGCAGAGGTAGCCGTAACAGCAGTATTTGCTACAATTACGCTTGCTAACCATGCCGTAGAAGTAGCAGCAAATCCAGCAGCCACTGAGTACAGTCCGTAAGCGCCTATAACTACACCAATTGCTATTAATGAATCCTGCATGGCAAACTTAATCAGGTCTGCTGCTGTCTTTGTGACGCTCGCTAAAGTAAGCATTGCTGAAGATACACCGCCTACCATAGCCGATATTGTAGCTTGAAAATCAGCACTGTTAAACGTAGCTCTTAGTAGCAATCCAAGGTCCATAAGCGCACCTTCACCAGCGCCAAAGGCTTTTACAAACGCAGTCTCTAGAGATGCCAGTGCACCCTCATACTGTTTTAAAGGCGTGAACTGCCCCTCAAGATTCTTAAGAAACGCAAACCCTGGCATTCCAGCTTGATCTTCCGAAGTTTTTTCGCGCATTTTCACATAGGCAGAATTTACAGCATCTATGTTAACTTTATCGCCTTCAAGGTTCTTGCCTATCTTATAGTAGTAGTCAGCTTGCTCTCTGAGAAGCGGGTTAGTCTTATTCACCATAGCCAACACATCGGCTTGAAAAGCTGCAGTAGCTTTATTGCCGCGCTCATTGGTCATGTCTTGTAGAATAGAGTCTTGGGCTTTGCTAGTCTTAACGACAAGTTTTGCCGACAGTTCCTGCATAATATCCATTATTGGACGCGCAGCACCTGTTTCAAGGTTCTTCATCTCAATGCTAAGGTACTTAACAGACGCAGCGGCTTTACCGGACTCTTTATTAAACTCAGTCATCATGTTTCTCCATGATGTACCTGCTGCTGTGCCTCTAATTCCAATCTGAGCAAGCATACCAAGCGCTGTAGCTGTATCCATCAGCGATATACCATACTGCTGTGCTAGTACGGAAGATGTTTTAAATGCCTCTGACATGTCAGTAACAGACGCCATCGTATCTGCAGCTGTCTTAGCAATGATGTCGCCAACTGCTGAAAAGTCTTTGGCTGAATATTTATAGGCTGTTGCTACTGATACTAATGTAGCAGCCGCTGCTTCAAGTTTTACGTCACCCGCTGCTGCAAAGTTGAGAGTGGGCTTTAAAGCATCCATCGCTTCACCAGCCTTAAGACCAGCTAGCGAAAGTACCTTTATGCCTTCTGCAAGTTGTAAAGGTCCGTACTGCGTTGACTGCCCCATTGAAAGCACAGTATCTGTCATGTTTGCTAGGTCTTTTCCAGCAACACCCGCAAGCTCTCCTATTGCAAATAGAGTCTCTGCGAATTTTACACCGTCTTTAACAGATTTTGCAAATGATAATGATATAGCTGCTCCGGCTAGAAGCGGTAATATACTGCCATAGGTGAGGGCCATTTGCCCAAAACCCATAGACAAACCCCGTGCCATGGAGTGAAGATCATTTCCATCAACAGTTAGTTTGCGGAATGCTCCACCTAGTGCTTCAGTGTGAGGAAGAGCAGCAGCAGCTGCTGCGCCTGCTGCTGTAGCTGCTGCTGCGGCATTAGCTGTTGCAGCTGAATTTACTAATCCACCAGATAGACCTGTAGTTGTGCTATACCTTTGATACATTCCGGTAGCTGAGTTAGTAGCTGCTGCTACCTGTGCACGTGCCAGCTTAGTAGCAGCCTCTGCTTCAGCTACAGCTTTAGCCGTAGCAAATAGCCACTCTTCCTTTGAGGGCATATTCATAAACAGTTCAGCATTTTTAATCCTGAACATGCGGCCACTTGCAAGACTGGAGTAGTCTCCACCAGCAGCTATTGTTGCTGCTTTGACTTGTGCTTGAGCAGACCTAGCAGATGCAGTTGCCTCGTCTGCTGCCTTGGCAGTGGCAAATAGCCACTCTTCCTTGGAAGGCATATTCATGAAAAGTTCAGCATTCCTAATCCTGAATAGACGACCACTTGCAAGTCCTGAATATTCTCCAACTGCACCGATGGTGGCTGCTTTTACTTGAATCTGAGCAGCTTTAGCAGAGGCATTTGCTTCTTCTGCTGCCTTAGCAGTGGCAAATAGCCACTCTTCCTTTGAGGGCATATTCATCAGTAGTTCAGCATTCCTAATCCTGAACGTTCGTCCACTAGATAGGCTGGAATAGTCTCCACTAGCCTGAATTGTTGCGGATTTTACCTGTAGCTGTGCAGCCTTAGCAAATACAGATGCCTCTTCTGCTGCTTTAGCAGTAGCAAATAACCAATCTTCCTTAGACGGCATATTCATAAGGGCTTCAGCGTTCCTAATTCTGAATACCCTACCGCTATCAAGGCTTGAGTAGTCACCACTAGCTACTATACCGTCTTTTGCATCTTTAGTAGCACCGAACATATTTACACGGGCACCAGATTTGCTCATATCTGTTGGGTTGTACCTAGTAAAGTATGAACCGTTGGCCTGTGCGATAGCTAAAGCTTTATTGACCTCTACCTGTATCATTTCCTTTGAGTGAACCTTAGCCTGAACAAGTTCTTTCATGTCAGAGGTTTCCTTGGCGATGGCCGCATCCTCACTTGCGCGTCTAGCCACCCTAAAAGCACCGAAAGCAGCCTGAGTTTTCTGCAAGTCGAATGCCATCTGCGCAGCAAGTCTTTGGTCGTATCCTACTTTCTCGGCAGCTGCTACTTCTGACACATTAGCTCTTGCTCCAGCTAACATCTGGCTGTACTGATCCCTAGTGATACCAAGGCTTTTGGCTGAGTGATTTTTCTGTATGTCTATAGCCATATCCAATGCGGATTGAATATTTGCAGCCATTTGCTGTACCTCAGTAGCAGAGCTACTTGAGAGCTTTTTTAACTCTGCTTGAATAGAGTTTATCTTTGCACTATCTAAGGCTCTGATTACCTTAGTCAGCTTTTCAAGCGATTTTTCTACCTGAGCTACTTCTGCCTGTATTTCCTGCGTGTTAATTAGTATGTCAGACAAGACAGTTCCTAGGGTTAGTGCTTGTAGTGGCGCTCATTTTAAAGGAAAAGCCAGCATAAAACGGGTTTTCTGTGGTATTAGGCTTGTGATTCGCGTATCTTGATGACCTCATTGCGCCACGCTTTGTCGATGCGGTGTAGGTCATCCCAAAGGTCAGCAACTTCAAGATTACTACATCCATGTACCATCCCGTAGATAGCTACTTCACTGAATGATATTAGTGGTAGGCTATGCTCAGTGGAAGGCCTACTTCCCGATAGCTCCTGCCACACACTATGCGGCCATACCCAAATGTCTAGCAATACTGGTCTGTTAGCAAGTGCTGGTGGCTTAACCCCTCTCTCTTCCCACATCTCATGGAGAAATTTGAGTTTGTCACCCCACCGTAGCTCCCACTCAAACCACTCTGCTAGTTTTTTGCGTCTTCTTCGTCTTTAATAACCTTGAAGTTTTCCATGTCTTCTGCAACTTTGCCCACTGCAACGCGGAACTCTTTTAGTTTCAACAGCATAACTGCTGCATCGTAGCTGTATGATGTCCACTCACCTTTGATATTTACTTTACCTTCCCACCCAAGCAGGACAGTCTTAGCAAGTACTTCTACAAAAATCTCATCACTCTTGGCTTCAGCCGCGTCACCTTTTGAGTCAAGTACTGCACGATGTTGCTTGACAAGCCGTTGAATCAGCTTTGCGTAATTCTTGTTACCGGACCGTGCAACGGTAAAAATAGTGTCACCCGCTCCCGGAATTTGAGTAGGAGTGCCTTCTTTTTCAGTAGTCTCATTAGTAGCAAACGCGGCAAATAGGTCTATAGCAGACATTGTGTATCCTGAGGTTGTTGGAAACTGCATTATCGAGCCTGTGCCATCAAAGCACATAGGACAAGTGCAATATTGGTATGCACAGGCGCAAAAAAGCCTCCCGATGTTTCCACCGAGAGGCGAACCAACAACCCCGATTTAAAGCTTAGACTGCCGCGCCAACCCGATCAATAAACAGCAACTTGCGTAGTGCTACATTAGGGTTACTGACATCGTTAAGCGCAGTCAGCGTCATGTCAACCATTTGGTCTTGATCTTTTGCACCAGCAGACGACTTCCACGTAGTGACGTTACAGACAGGTGCAGTAAAGATGTAGCCATTACCAGCAGAATCAGTTGTAGCAAAACTGATAGCGCCATTTACATTAGTACGGAACTTCTGGAACGTTGTCTTGTCAGCAAAATAGACTGACATATTCATAGTGCATTGAATGGTACCGGAACCAATACCTACTGCACCAAGTGTGCCGATAGCCTCTTGAGAGCGCAAACTATTAGCAAAACTCAGGTCAACAGACTTGACATAAGTGCCGACTACAGGAACGCCATCCATCCATACAGCATTTGTAGCACCACTAACACCGGAATGAACATCATAGGCATCAGCAGGAACTGGAGTACCGGGCAGCGCTGTAACATTGGATTCCAATGCGCTCTTGCCAATAAAGTCAAATGACGCTTCGCTTAGAGCACCGGAAGCTACCTTCAGGCTGAACTTATCAGGTGTCATACCAACATAGTTGATAAACACACCGATGTCAGTCATCTGCTTTTCGATAGACCAGCTACTCTGTGTAGTGCCATGAGTAAGCCGTGCGGCTTGAATCTGAATAGACTCAGCTGCACTGACAGTAGCTGGTGTATTCAAGTCTAGAGTCAGCACAGTAGCCGTTGGCGGCGTAATGGTACTGACACGCAAAATCTTGCCGTTATTTACACCGACACTCAGCACACGGAACCACTGCCCCATTGCAAGTGTGGTAAATAGGCTAGTGCCAGCAGTGGCCGCTGATGCCGTAATTGCAGTAGCACTAATGGTAGCTGTTGGTGTAGCAATACCAAGGCCAATAGTACCGAAGTCAGTGAATACAGCCTGCATTGCAGACTCGAAAAAGTCCTCAAGACCAAGCGCCCGCATCTCTATCCCTAGCGTTCCAGACGCTTTTGCAGAGGTCGGAGACACCGAGCTAATGGTGCGCGATGCGTTGATTTCAGCCGAAGCTGTTTTGGTGATGTCAAAATTCAGAGACTCGGACTTGATACGAAGCACGGTAGGATTACCCGCCACCGGCGTGACGCCGAATACGGCTTCTTTGATCGCACGGACGGTGACAAGGCTGGATGATGCGAGAGGCATAGTAGGCTCCAAAATGGCAATGAAAAATCAATGCCTAAAGTCTACGGTGCCGACGCTACATAACAGCTTGGACTTCCTGATTTTGGAGAGACTATATTGAACTTATGCTAATCAGGGGTCTACAGAGCGTACTGTAAATCAACCCAAAAAGGGATTACTACCGGCGAGTACAGCCAGCCCAAGTGCGGTACGTCAGGCCCAACCGTAGCCATGTGCGTGTGCACAATGCCAAACGTTCTGCGTTGCAGCTTTGGATAGAAGTAGTCAAGGATAGTGTTAGCTGCTCTAGTTCCACCACCCTCCTTAACACCAGCAGCCAGTATTATTTGTCCATGTATCCTGTGCATAGGGTTATCAGACAGGTCTGCTTGCTCCATGTCTATATACTTGATGTCAACCCGTAAGTATGGATTTATCTGATACTGCGTGTCTACAAGAAGAATATTGTCATACTCAATCAGTATTAAGTAGCCTCCGGGAAAATCTGCCTTTAGGGCGTCTATTGCAGAGGCTATATCTTGACGTATTTGTTCTCTTGACATGTTAACTAACTAGATTTGGAAACCTGTTTTGTAGATATAATTTCACACCTAGTGGCGCTTCTATCAAGTTGACACGACGAAGTTTTATGGTGCCAGCGTCTAGCTCTCCGGCAACTTGCGATCTATTTACAAGCCTGACATTGGTGTTCCACTTTATGCTAGCTATATTCTCGTAGTTAGAGTTTTTCTTTGCTGCAGCAATAGCAGTCAAGTCTCCAGCACTCTTGGCCCACCCTAACGCTGTCCTGCTATGATCGGCTTTAGTCTCTGATGCGCCAATATCCCATGACTGTAAATTTCTCCATGGGTCTACTTTAAGTGTGCGTTGCTGTCTCCATGTTCCAGTCTGATTAGTCTCTACACCCCAATTAACTGCATAGTTACCAGACCACTGCGGACTTACTCTAACAGCTTCATCCAATACCAATTTTACGCGCCTTCTAACTTTCTCATTTGCATTCTCATGCACACCCTTCATTACGGCATCGCTCATCTTCACCCACTTAGCCATATCCACGGTTGACCCCATCAGGCCCTCCGAATATGCAGGTTGTAGCCGTCAAGCTCGGGCGTGCTGGTCAGAACCTTCCAATTAGCCCTCGCCAAGCTCACCAGAGAGCCTACGGGGGCAGGCATTGCAAGGATCAAGGTCATATCCCCGGATAGAATTCGAGGGTCTGCTTGGGACGCAAATCGGAAAAGTTTTGAGGGGTCAAAAAAGATACCGAATGTGTTCGTAACCACGCCAGCGCGGGTATCGAGAACAGGGTCATAGTCACCTACCGTTGTCAGCGTTACGGGAACCCGCGGTGACCCATCTAATTCATCAGCGTTAGCTAACAGGAATCCGCCTGCTGTCGTGTGTACTGAGCGTACGCGAAACAACTTGCTGCCTGTACTGATAAACTGACCTTTAAATACGTTCTCACTTATACTGATAGTAAAGTCCCATTGCGGGTCATAATCGCTATCAGTGACATAGTTTACCGTATCTTTTAGATACTCTTTGCTAGTAGCAAGCTCATAGCCCGGTATGTCATTGCACACCTCACCCGGTGTAAGCCGTATAGCCAAGTCGATAACCTTGCGCGTCCAGTAAGCAGTTCTAAGCGCCCTATTTTGCAGGCCGTCTGTATTTCCGTCACCGACAATCCACATCTCATCGAAGTAACTGATTACCCTACGCGGTGGCATAACAGTACCCGGAACTACACTGATCGTGCGTTTCTTATTGGTGCTACCGTCTGGTGAGGTTTCGTTAAATGAACTTACCTGACCCTTAAATAACTTTGCACGGCTATACCCATCAAAAATGTCGATGTCGTCAAAATGTTTGCTGATGTCAGATAGCAGCGGCATCGGCTATTACAAGTTTGTTACAGGATCGCGCAAAATACCAGTACTAATAGCAAATACTTGAGTAACAGACGATGATGATACAGCAACTGTATCAGTGACTCCATAGTAACTCACAGCAAGTCTTAACTTGATGTCACCAAGCACAAGCTGTACAGAGGTTCTTACAGAGTCGTAGATTGCTGCGTTGCTATTTCGCTGAAATCCTGCTCTACCATCAGTCAGCTGCTGAATACCGAACATCGGTAGCGATGTCAATAACTGCTTTGCGATAGCGTATGGAACATACAAGCAGACTAGGCCTATAAACCTAGTCTGCGCTTCAGTCTTCACCGAAAGTTCTGAAAATGTATCGAAAACAGTTGGAATACCAACTACTACATCATCAAGCGCAATCAGCGCATGAGTGTCGTACATTGGCTGATTTAAGGCCTCATCAGTCAATTCCGTTGCCGATACACCAAGCACAGCCCGAATTTCGTCGTAGCTGGTGTAGCGCAGTAGCGGCATCCTTTAGTCCACGTACTTCATTTTTCCTGCCTCAATTTGTGAATCAACCCATCCAGAAGGCTGAAACAACTCTTGAGGGGCAAGCGTGTAGCTCACGCCTGTCATAGGGTCGTGCATATCGCCGTGCACAGTTACCACCATCTTCTTAGACGCCTTCGGTTTTTCCACCGCCGGTGTCTTCACATCAGCCGCCGGTGTCTTCACATCCACCTCTGCAACGCGCTTGACTTCAGTAGTAGAGTCCGAACCCGGTTTCGCAGCAAATTTTGCAGTATCAGTCATTTAGGTCTTTCGTTAATACAAGAAAAAAGCCCTCTCGTGGAGGGCCTTGTGAACTTCGCCCGACTTAGGTCAAATAGAGCCGTTCTTACGTCAAGGTTAGGACCGTCCATGCTTGATCGAATAATCTATACGAGATTGAACCTGAGTCCACACGTAGCTTCCGACTTCTGCGTATGGCAAACTCTGCCGTCGCCGTGTACGACAAAGCTGTACTGTTTACAATACTGTAGCCGTACTGCTTGTCGTAACCAACAATGGTGTTGGCCGGCCAGTTGGGGTCTTGGCTGATTATGACAGATACCTTGTCAGGCCAAGTTGGATTCAGGATGGACTCAATGATGTCCACACGATTGCTGGTGCCAAAGTTGCTGCCAACAAGCGGGCGACCAGCACGATTTTCGATAGCAAGCGCACCGGCCAAGTCAGTGATGATAGTCGTAACCTGACGATAGCGACTGCCGTTAAACAGCCATGCCACCCATGCTTTTTGTGACAACGTGCCGGGAACAGTCAACGTTGCATCAAAGTCAGTCTTTGCATTTTTGACAGCGCCGGGAACACCAGACAGTGGACCCATACCAATGTCAGGATCACCATTGAGGAAGGCCAGTATCTGCATCTCAACGCGCTCAAGGTTCTCAACTTCAGCCTGACGACCCATAGACAGGGTGACCAGTGCCAAACTCGTAGAGTTCGCTGCTTCATCCGAAATCTCAAGACCGATAGACGTACCGGCGATCTTTGCAGATTTGTCAGATGCAGTAATCAGCAACATGCTGGCAGGTTCTGCCAACTGAGCGATAGCGCGGCTACGCCCTTGTTCGGCGCGTGTGAAGTCAAGCACAGGACGGTCAAACTTGGTGCCGGGGATGGTGTCGATAGTAGCCGCTTGACTGTTGAAGATAGCACTGATGCCATAGTCAGTCGAGGTCAACTTGTTTTCGATGGAGTCCATCAAGTAGGCCACGGTAGCCAAGCGGCCAGAGATTGCACCTTCTTCAGTGATGGCACCAGCTGTAAAGCCTAGACCTTGCATAGCAAAGCCCATCGTAACGCTCTTTCGTCCAGCACCAAGGCGAGAATACATCTGCTGCGTAGCAGTTGGCTGGCCCTCTTTTGTCGGGTACATCACATCAAGCATTGCGCCAATGTGCTTGTAACCCTCAGCACTAGCGCGCTGCAAGGCACCAAGGCCGACCTCAGCTTGGTGTACTTCACCTTGTTCGTCAAAAATACCAATTGCTTGTTCCATTAGATGCTCCTGAATAACTGAAATTGATTAGAGCAGTTCGATAACGCCGGTAGTGCCGATAGCACCCGTATTTGCGTTACCAAGACTGACCACACGCGCTTTGAACGGACCCGATCCGGCAGTTGCCTGCGTGGTCGCTTTAGTCACCTTCAATGGAGCAGTAAGAGCAGTACCAAATGGAACAACAGTTCCTGTCACCACAAAATCACCCGTAGCGATAACACCCGTACCCGGCGTAAGCTGCAGGCCGTCAAAAGTGACGTTCTTGTAGCCCTTGCCGTAGATACCGATAATCGCAAAGCCGTCAACAGTCCCTTGATTGTTCAAGTTGGACGAGCCTTGAATAGCTTCGATAGCATCACCGGGAGCGGCCAGTATGTAGCTGTTAGCGGCAGCAAGCTTAACGGCTTTTCCGTTCTCAGCATTGTCGTGCTTTTGTACCGTAGTGCCACCACGCACGGTCATAACACGTTCGCTGTAGATGGTTTCAGAAATGAGAAATTTTGGCATGATGTGTTACCCTTGATTGATTACTTGGCGCGTGGAAGCTTGATAGCTATTTCTAGCTCACGATCAGTCATGGTCGGAGCCTTAGCGTCCGCTTCTGGCTTACCTAAGGAGGTAGCCGCAACGCCACCAACCTTAAATTTGGCTCTAAACAAGCCCGATAACCGGGTATGCTCAGCAAGTACTTCTGCTGGTGTCATCGCTGCAGCCGCTTCTGCGGTAGTACCAAAATGTAATCCCATCGTGCGAACAGAGGCGCGAGCAATGTCTGTCATCGCTGCAGCCTGCGTAGCAGCCGCCGTGTTCGCTTGAACATTCGCAGCAAGGGCTGCAACTGCCGTAGCAGTCTCCACGCGAGCAGTCAGCAAGTCTTGATTAGCAGTAGCAAGCATCCCCTTCAACAGAGCAACAGCTTCGTTTACCAGTGGTGCAACAGCTGCTACTGAAGTCGTACCACCACCGGCAGCTAGAGCTTCATCAGCTTCTCTAGCTGTTACTCTAGCAAGTTCTGCAGCAGCCGCTGCGGCTGACTCTGTAGCAATCTCTTCTTCGGTCTTTTCAGCACCAAGCTCAACACCGGCAGCCATCGCGGCAAGTTGTTCAGCTGAGAGGGTTTGTGTTTTCATTGAGGTTCCTAAATGATTGGTGAGATTATCGGCCAGAAGGACAGTACCAGTCGATGCCTGTGCTTGGACATTGCTATTGTTGGTAGCACCTATGCCCCTAGACGCAGAGGCTGTCGTCTTTGCTTTTTTCATGAGCGCCATCGCTTTTTTCATGGCGTCCTCATAAGTGCCTACAGCGTCAACAAGTCCCGCTGTCTTAGCAGCCTTACCGAGAAACTCGCGGCCTTGACCAAACTTCTTGTCTGCTGTTGTAACTGCTACACCACGACCAGCCGCTACTTGAGGAAGGAAAATGTCATAGAGGTCGTTAGCCATAGTTTGCAGCGCGTCTTTAGCTTCTGCAGTCAGGGCCTCAAAAGGAGTAGCAAGCGCTTTTTCAGAGCCTGCACGAATGATAGTGGGTTTTATACCAGCCTGAGCAAGCTCTTGACTTCTATCCATGTGCACCATTAGAATGCCAATGCTACCGACTATTGCAGTTTCAGACGCTACGGCATACTGACCTTGACTACCAAGCCAAAGTGCAGCGCTTGCCATCGCAGACCCTGTATAGGTAACTACAGGTTTAATAGTGTCTACACGCGCAATCAACTGCGAGCATTCGTGGCAACCAGCTACCATGCCACCACCAGAGCCGATATTGAGCATGATGGACTGCACTGCAGGGTCGGTGACAGCGGCAGCAAGTGCGTTTCTGATGTCGTTGTAGCCGATCATCCCAAAGAAGACGCCGAAGCCTGCACTGCCTTCAACAAGGGAACCTGCAATATTGATGACTCCAACGCCATTGTCAACGCTGAGAATCTGGCTAAGAACTTGGCTATCGTAGTTGAAATCAGCTTTGAAGCCAGCATCAGCCCTTGCTTTGAGCATCCCTTCAAGATACCCCTCATACGATTGCTGTGTGCCTGCCCAAAGTTGCAGTCCTGTTTTCATGTCATATTCCTCATGCGTTGGAATTTTATGTGGTATTTGCGAGATAGCGTACCTAAAATCTTGGACTTCCGAGCATTTGCCGCTTCTACTCGATAACTTTTGGTGCCATCAAGCCTTTGGACTTTTTGGGGCCTTTGGCGCTTTACTGGTCAATGTCTGGTCTATTGCACTGGTATTTGACGAGGGGTTCCCATTAGGGTCTGCTTTTACCGGCATTAAGAACATAGTTCCTGATAGAGGCTTGAATCCGGGTGGTGGAAGGTGTCCAGTAAGCTGTAAGCAAGCTTCTTCATCCGGCAAGTAGCCAATACTAAGTAATTCAAGCACCCTGCTTTGCTCCATCGACCTGAATGCCTCAAGCTCACTTTCTGGCTTCAATTCGATATTAGCGTACTTAAACTCTACATACACGTCCTGCCCAAGGATGCGGGTCGCAATTGTCAAGGCTCTGCTGTATACCTCGTTAAGCTTGACACGTAGCATGTTCGCCTGCTTTATGTATAACAGTGTTTCTGCAGATGCGGCGTTAGACGTTGTACCATGCCCAAGGATAACAGGTAGTGTCTTTGCACCTGCCGCCATCTTGCCATTTAACACCTTTTGCAAGCGCTCGATAATTGCAGAAGGATCGTGACCTCCGTCAACAAAACCATAACCAACCGCATCAAAGCTTACAAGTGCATCTTCTGGAGCCAAGCCGTTTATCAATCTCTCGATAGAGCTTATTAACTCATTCTTGTAGGCAGTAAACTTGTCGGAGTCAGCCAGAATCTCTGGAGGCACCATCTTTTTGACTTTTTCGCTGTCAATGGTCGCCGTCAACCTTGGAAGCACTGCCCGCTTAAGTGCCCGCCTGACATCGTTGTTAAAGTCAGCATCAGCAAGTACTGGCTGTATAGAAGCCTCCAAGTAACTACTTGGGTAAGCCTCTGTAAGCAAGTTGTCTACTGTAGTGTAGATAATCGTTGGCAAGTCAAGGTCGATGTCAGTCCCACCGATCCTCTGCTTAAGCTTGAACGAATTATCTTCGTCAAACATAATAAGAGTCGTAACAGACACCGGGTTAAAGCTTGCAGGCACCCTAGCCTTATCAAGCGCAACCTCAAGGCAGGCAGCACCGTCTAGTATCAACTCCAAGCCAAGCTCTTCACTGAGCGTCTGTAAGCCTTTCTGCGGTCCGAAGCTTCCATCTACATTGCCAAGGTAAGTCAAACGCCGTAGAAGCTCAGACGCTAATCCAGAAGCCTCTGGATTAATAGTACCGTCCATATTACGGGCAGCTACAGAAAACCTTTCTGGAATACCAGTGCGGAGCAGAAAAGATACCGCACTAGACAAGTCTGGTGAAGCCTTGACAAGGCTCCGCATGACCTTTCTCGTATCACCTGCATTTCTCGCTTCCAGCCTATCAGAACTGGCAAGGTTTCTGTCTACCCTACGAAGCGCCGCCGATGACGCAACAACAGAAGTTCTATATGCTGGTACGCTGACACCGCCCTTAGGCGGCTTCGGTAGTGCAAACGGTGGCAAAGCGCCATTACCACTTCCGATCTTAGCACTAAACCCTGCTTCTTCTTCGTCAACGAAGCGTGGTGCATTCCGGCCAAGCACCAACATCATTCTCTGGAAATAGCCCATAGCAGTGTCCTTTAGGGTCAGACTTCCCAACCCGTTGGGTTGGGATTCTACCGGAGGCCGGTAACTATCTTGATAGGACTATCTATTTATTGGTGTCGTTAGTGGAGGCTTCAACCTGAAGCTTGTAACCAAAGCCACTGCATTGCTAACCCAAGTCTGCCGTGTACGCATCTGCCAAGCCAGCAGCATGTAACCAAGTGCAAAGTGCTGGTGGTCCACCTGTGTACCTGTCTTTTGCCATAGCCACACAAGTTCGTCTTTGACGAACACCTGAGTTCGCTTAAGTGAAGTGTAATGGCTGTTATAGTCTACCAGAGCCTTTGTCATTATCAAAGATGAGGTTTTGAACGCCGCCATCGTTTCGTCAAGCATCATGGTTCTATTAACCTTGAGTAGCCGAAGATTGAGCTTCCCTTCTTCTGCATCCGGTGTCTTCTCTTGAAGTGTATACAACTGCACAGTTTTAGCCGACGCAAATACAGCACCATAAGCATTGGTGTCGTACTCACACACCTTCATAACTTCAGTTGTATACGGGTATACGTCATGTACAGATGCTACAACCCTATATTTCTTTATAAGTTCAAGTCTTCTAGTCTCCCAAATAGATATTGGCACCATCTCCCGATGTACCACTATAATCAAGCCTGCCGTATTAATTCTACCGATACACACGGCGCATAGCAAGCCCATGTCGAAGCCCATGACATGTACTTCCGAACTATCCAAGGACACTTCAACTGTACTCTTTAGAATATCATCCAGCGTAATCTGCTCGTTCTTGTTTTCGCTAGTCTCGCCAAGCACCTGATTCATCCACTCTGATCTAGTATTATACTCAGTAGAGGTTCTAACAAGGTAAGATGGAACAAGCACAAGACACGCAGTTACCGGCGTGATAAAGTAACTATGCGCCTCATAGTTATCGTCTGGATTCTCACATACCCATTCAAGCCTCTCAGGGTGTAAATCTGGGTCGTTACCGCAGGAAGGGCAAGTCCAGTGAGCCTCTCTCCATCTAATATCCTTAAGACTGACTTTTGTAATCAACTCTAAATCTTGGTCATATCCCGGAATAACAATATCATTGTGGTAACTAGGCAACCACTTATGGCCACAGCACCCACACTCAGCCATGTGGCGCATACGCTTACTAGTTTCAGTTTCCTTCGTAATTCCCACACCATTTATGGTAGGCGTACTGAACTGCCTTACAATTTGCAAGTCTGACGCCTGCAAGCGTGACCTGAATTGCTTTACTACGTCTGGATCACAGCGATCAATCTCATCAACTATCAAGCAGTCTGCACTAATAGAGAGTGCCGCTGTATCTGACTTGGTACCACGTATAAAGATAAAGTTCTTATTTATCTCTTTCAACTCCATCGAGTGCACATTAACGTTAACCAAGCGTCTAACTATAGGGCTGTTATCTATCAGAGGATTAAGCTTTGTAGTTACAAGCTTGTTTGCATCTCCCGCAGTAGGTAATGCGTAGATACTGTTAAACTTCTTTTGTGTACAAGCAGCGGCCACAGCGTAGGCCATAGTCGTGATAGTCAAGCCGATCTGTGCTGGCTTAACCGTGTTATTTACCCTTGAGGTATCATTCAGAATGTCTTTTTGGTAGCCATAGCGTGTACCAAAGCTGAAGTGCCCACCCTCAAGCATAATGCTCTTTTCTACATACGCCGCCAAGTTCTGTAAGTTGTAGACATTGCGAACACCATCCTTAATTCTCTGTAGATGCTCAGACTTCACTGAGTGCCTCTTCGTAGGCAGTTATAAAACTTTCACTAACTTCTGGAAAGTCCTTTAGAACTTTTATCAAGACTTCTTCCATCTTTTTCATGCGCTCAGAGTTAAATAGCTCAGTTCGGATAGTCGCTATCCTTCCAAGCACATTAACAACACTGTTAATCGTCTGCGCTCTCTGGTTTAAAGGCTCCTTCTTTGATGCCTCAAACATGCGCCTTGCAGCTATATAGTGAGAATATAGCTCATCTGCCAGATCAAGCTCTTCAAGCGCTACTACTGGAGAAAAAACTACTTCTTCTTCTTCTTTCGGTTTATCAGCTTTGGGAGGGGGTGCAAGACTTTCGTGCATCTCTGGCTTTCTGTATTGTTAATTGTTTCTGAGCAAGCACTATCGCTACGTACCCTTGTATAAGCTCAGGACGGCGCTTCTTCGCTTTCTGCAAGAAGCGCTGCATGGTGTTGTAGCTGACGAAGGCTATATTTGCAGCCTCCTGAATTGTATGTTTGCCTTTCAACACATCTATAGCAATCTCAAGCTTGAATAACTTTCTACCTTCAATCATAGGCCTCTTGTCTATGATCTGTATTTTAGTAAAAAACTTGTACGATAAGTAAGTCTCATGTACTCCAAGTTGCCTGGCAAGTGCCCTTGTTGTAATGATTCTGTTGAACAAGTCCATTTTCTGCTGCTCGGTGATCCTACTCTGTAGAGAACCGGGCTTGTGTATGTTGGGCTTTGGCCAGAATGACGGATATTGCATGTCCAATATTTTATTGGACTTAGCGCCAGTATAGGAGTTACCATATTAGCAGAAGTCTTTTATGTCTTGTGATTTTTGATCTACGTCAAGCTCACTAGGCTTCTCTGCTTAAGGACTTACTTAGTACTCACTGTAGTACCTTTAGGACAAGTCTTTAGGGTTCTATCAGGGATTTTTGGCGATATAGGGGTCGTTTAGCTGGTTTTTCTTTAGTGCTGAGAAATTAGCAATATCAGCTTATTTTACTAGTTTTTGTACGTTTTGTTACAAATATCTCGGTAAAATGGTCAATTTTTTAAAATTTTTCGATTTTTAACGTGTTTTAGGTGTCATTTTTAGGTGCTATTTTAAGGTAGTTGGGGAAAGTTTTGGAGAAAAATTCTATTAGGCGAAGGCCTCTAGCGGGCACTTTCCGTGCCAATAAACCGCAAACCCTATACGTCAACCTATAGGGGTTTACCCCTATTGTTTCCATCACAATCCCACTGTCAGTTCCGGTGTCAGTTTCCCGTAAGCATCTTATGGTATGAATCGCGATGTCAGTCCTATGTAAGTTTAGCATGGTAGGTTTTAGGTGTCAGTCTCATGTAAGGGTTTTAGTGTAATCGCAAGTAAGGGCCTAGGTTACAATGTCTTACACTTGCCGTTATCAATTAGCTTGTATAGCCTTAGATAACCGTGCCATAATATAGCCAGTGGCGAGAGACTGATTACAGACTTGCCACTTAGGGCTATAACTACGCCCATACTTTTCAACCACTTCAAAGGCTCAAAATGAACACCATCGCTATCCCGTCCGTCCTGACAATCCATGCTATTGCGTCTGCTAAGTCAGGAAAGGTCAGTAAAAACGCGGATAAAGCCGCAACTCTGTTGCGCACCGCATCAAGCGCAACCGTGCTAGCGGTTGCCATGTCAAAAGGTGCGCTGCAAACTACTGCGCAGTCTGCCCTTCGCGACCTTACGCCCACAATGGGGGCTATTCTGTCAGGGGATACGGTTGCTAATTGGGGCGACTTACTTACCATGCTTGCCAATCGTTTTGGCTTGCGCAACCTTAACCGCGACAAACTGAGCACCCACTATATGAAAGGTCGTAAGGGCGTCATCGCTTACGTGCAACTCTGCCTTACAGACGCCTACGGCGATGAGAAACGCGCTGAAGGCGATAAAGCCGCCGAAAAGGCAGACGCCCTTATTACGGAATTGTTGCAAGTGGTTGAAAACGTCAACCGCTTAAGCGATGCTCATGAATCCGCACGGTTGAAGGCAGAGACAGACGCGGCTTTGCTGGCCAGTGGTCTTGCACCAGACGCAACCGCACCAGACGCAACCGCACCCGCACCAGACGCCACGCAAGCCGCCTAAACGAACAGCGACCTAGTACCGTACTAGGTCGCTATCTGCAAAGCCTTGCACGGGCTTTGCAGATAGCGCAACCCGCTATAAGTAGCGTCTGATTACAGACGCGCACAGAACGATGCACCGTAACAGTGCGGCGTGAGCATGTCCGAAAGAGCAAGCTTCGCAATCTTCGCCACTCATTAAAAATCTAAAGTTAAAAATCAGTTGCAAGGCCATAACTACGCCTATGCGGCATGGGTGCCGGAAACAGCACAGCGAAAAGCGCCGGAAACAGCGCATGACGCACCACGCATAAAAATACTGACAGATAACTTACGATAATATGAGCCAGCTACAAACCCAGCCAATCCGCGTAAATAATCGGCCTTTGTAACGTACACCCTATCACTTAGCTGTAGACAGCCTCAAATTAAGCTGTCTGTGCTAGTCCCTGCCGTGTAAACCTACAGAATTTAATAACACTGATACCAGTATTTGAACCAATGGACGGTTCCAGACGCCCATACACACATAATATTCCCTACAGGTTATAACGACTCAAAACAACGTGACGCAGTTTACGTAGCATCGCCAACCCCGGCGGTTCGACTATTCCCGGCGCCTAAATTTGCGCGTCAATGGATAGCCTCAACGACTAATAACGTAGTTAATAAAGACGGATGCGCGGTAACGTGTAGTCACAGCAATGCTGACCATCTTTTGGCCTATGAACGGATAACTGTATCTTGCGGCTGCAGTGAAAAATACATAGGCTCCTTGATGTAAACCTACGCCAAGCGGTTGATAAATAAACAGATGGGGTGTGACTAACAATCACTTTATCGCGGGTAGAGGCGCGTGTACCTCTAGACTAACGGACAGAAAGAATGCTCCGTAACGTATCGCAGCCCGTTGAATAGGCTGTTAACCAACCGATATGCGACCCCTGCCTACACCCCGAAAAATTCTTGGGTGTAGGCGGCGGCGCGTGTCAAATAAGCTGCTATCGCAGACAGGAAGGGCGTGCGCCCTGCTTTAGTTACTTTAGTAACTCTCTTAGGTCTACGTTTACGTGGGCCTAACTGAGTTAGTAGTGTGCTAACTGACTTAAAAGGAACTATGTATGCAACAGCAACAACTTGATGTCGTGGGCGCTGAAATTAACGCCTTGATCAACCAACTGCAAGGCGGTTTAATCACCGTCATTGAATTCGTGGACGCTATCGCACACAAGCGCGTGTACCTACCCAATGAAGACGCTCTGTGCGGCCTTCTGTGCCCCTTCACGGGCCTGCGTTACCCCACGGCAGAGGAACTGGCTGTCATGGACGCAAGGGCTTAATCGTGGGCGCAGCAAGGGAAAAGCACAAGTACGTCCCGCACATAGGTAAGAATCATGTGCGGCCAATCCAGCCTACAGTGATAGGCAACGGGCCTAGCATCCGTGTGCTAGGCCCAAAGAGCTTGCGTAAGCAGGCATTGAAACTTGAAAGGAGCTATCCATGAAACCACTTGATACCCAATCTATCCCACTCGATATGCGTGT